CCGAACCCCATTTATATGGGGACGGCGGGCGGGCTTGCCCGCCCTTAGTTTATTTATAAAAAAACGCGGGTTTTGATTATATAAAATAATATAAGAGATTTTGAAAAAATGCTTATTTTTCAATTAAAGTAAATAATATAAGTTTTTTTGGTTGTTTTCTTGTTTTTCTTCTCAAATTCCTATATTATGGTTTACAAGAAATAAATAATATAAGGGTAAAAAAATGATTATAAAAGATTATATTAATATTAGTAAAACTTCTAAAATGCCGTGCGGATCATGGAGTTTGCAAGCTGTTCAAACTTGTCCAGGCGCAAGGAATGCCAAAGGCGAATTGGTTACAGCGTGCGCGGGTTGTTATGCCAACAAACACACTTACAATTTTAAAAATGTAAAGAAAGCAAGGGCGGACAATTTCAAAGCATGGAAACGCGAAGAGTTCACCGAAGATATGACAAACTATATCAATTTAAATGAAAGATTTTTTAGATGGTTTGATAGTGGTGATATTTACCATAAAGATTTGGCGTGGAAAATATACGAGATTTGCAAGAATACTCCACACTGTAACCATTGGATACCAACGCGGAGTTATAAAGTAAAAAAGATTAAACCTATTCTTGATCGCATGAACGAGCTTGAAAACGTGGTTGTTAGGTTTTCAAGTGATAGTATTAAGGGCGGTTTAGATTTAACCAATATTCAAGAAACGGAAAAAATAAACGGTTTATATAAATCAACAATTTACGGAACCGCGCAAGAATTACCAAAGAACGCGCATCCGTGCAAAGCATATGAAAACGCGGGCAAGTGCGGAGTTTGTCGGAAATGCTGGGACAAATCAGTTAAAAATATTGCGTATAAATTACACTAAAAAGAGAGGTTAAAACATGAATAATAAATTAAATAAATTATTAAAAAGAGAAAATATATTTTTTGATTGGAGAACGAACCACAAAAAGATTGCCCGAAGGCATGGGCTAAAAATAATGATATCAGAACCAGGTCGATTAATTATGAAAGGAAAGGCGAACCAATGAAAACCGAATTAGCAATATTAAAGAATACCGAAGAGCAGAAAGAAAAATTACTTGATAATGATCCATCCTATTATGAATCAAAATTAATCTTTACCTTGCAAACTCTTTTACAAGATAACGAAGAGAATACCAAAAACCCGAACCCCGAATTTCTTAAAGAAATATTTAAGCATTCAATAAAAACTTATTTATCGAATACCGAAAATAAGAAACAATATTATCTCCATGTTAAATTTGGAGAGGAAGAATTTGAGGATGGCATGCATGATGTAATGCATGAAGATTGGTATAGGTTTTCTACTCTTGAGGGTTTAGTAGGATTTATTGAAGGAATGAAAGCATTAAAAAACTTTAATAGTTTTGAAATTATGGAAGAGGGATCAAGAGATTACCCAAGTTCATTAGAAGATGCGGGCGGTGGAGTAGTCTTAGAAAAAAGAGAGGTAAAAGATCGTGGTTGAATTTGATATATGTGTGTGGAATATACAATTTTACAAAAAAGATGAAGATGGTAATGAGCTTTTAAATGATGACGGGACTATAAAACTTTTTGAGCTTAAACCAAATCATGATGTTTCTTTTCTTGCAGAGGGGACAGATCACGAAGATTTAAGAGAGGTAAAAAAATAATGACTGAAAAAAATATATATGAGCAAGCATTAGAAACCTATGAAAAAGGAAGATTTCTTCAATTAGAGGGATCATATGGCAGATATTTTGTTAATACCTTTATTGAGAGTGGCATTTTAAAATTTAAAGATGAGCCAGGTCAAACGGTTACGGATGGATATAATCGATCCATCACACTAAGGAAAGCGAGCATTGATTATGATCGCATTCAAGAATTAAAAGAAAACAATCCTGAATTTATAGACGCATTAATAGGAGGAGAGCAATGCAATTAGTTAAACAAAAAATTGTTTATGGTAATTTTATTATAGATATTTATAAACAAGAACCATCAATAGACATAAACGAAATAAATGATCCCGATGAAATGTTTCACTATGAAAATGAATATGGAACACATGGTTATAGTGTAACCTTACAAGATACGGGAGAGTCAGTTTGGAGTGATTTTAAAACTCAATGGGGAGTTGATACTTGTTTGGAAAATGCTATGCACGATATTGATGTTTATGATGAGGGAGATGAATAATGATTAATAACAATATAAATATTGGATTTTCTTTTCCAAGTTTTCTATCAAAAGAAGATATGAAGATAAAATTATTAAAGGTTAAATTACTTTTTAAAAATTCAGCATCCATAACAATGGATGATACGATAGATGGTGTAACCGAAACATTTATTATTACCGTTACCAAATATGAATGGGATCATAATATCCCGAAACCCGATTGGAAAGATGAGGATGCATTTGAAAAATTTCAAAGAGATGTTGTAGATAATTATACCAACAATCCATTCATAGCTAATTACTCTTATACAGTATCTCATGTTAGTGAACCTGAAGAGTATTTTTTTGAAGACAATCACGATATTTGGGATGTAGAGGGAGCATTGCATCTGGCCTGGCAAGATCTGGGTTTATGGAATGGTTGGAAACACAATGAAGAAAGTGAAAGAGATGTATATGGTCAGGCAACATAGAGGAGATTAATAATGGCTAAAAAATATAAATACATAGTTAATGAGAACACAGATTATTATGTTGTGGTTGATGCAGAGAACGAAGATGATGCTATCGATAAGGGCAAAAGAACCGACGGGGAATGGTTTGAGCCAATTGGCACACCACATTTTACATTTTCTAGAGTAGAAGAAATTAAAGAGGGAGAAGAATAATGGTTAAGAAAAAAGTTAAGCTAAAAATTTCAAGAGATGAAACATGGTATCCTGAGATTGAGGTTGATGATCATTTAACTGATGAAGAGATATTAGATATGGTTGTCAATGGAGATCACGAGGATACTGATCGTGTCTATGATGAATATCAAAATAGAAGAACCTATCATCATGATACATATACAAAAATTGAAAAGGAGATGAATAATGGCTGATAAAATATTTAGGTTTAAGGTTAAATCTTATTTTGAGTATGAGATCAAGGCGGATGATGAGCGAACCGCTAGGAAAATTCTTACTGAAGATGGAGGGTTTAATATTAGTGGGGATGTGTATTTTGATGACGATAGTTATAAGAATGCTGAGTTAATAGGAGAAGAATAATGGCTATTGATTACGATATAACAAATTGTTTAAAATTTAATTGGTATGACACACAAGCATACAAGTTTAATAGAGATGATAACAATGGATATACATATGGTTTGGTTGAATGGTTTGGAGAACAAACTTTAGATAATGCCATAGATAATGATGATGGAACAGAGATTCAATGGTCATGGTTTAAGACCGAAGAAGAAAGAGATAAAGTTTTTTTAGAGGGAGAAGAATAATGACAATACAAGAATTAATTGATGAATTGGAATATTCAATAAAAGAATTGGAATTTAATCCTAATGCAAAAATTTTAATAGATATTGTAGAAAATGTTGATGGATTAACCGAACAAACTTCAGAGGTATTAGTTGATAATGATAGTTCTTGCAAAGATTTACTTTCTATTAATGCTTACATAAAAGAAGAGAAGATTGTTAGAACAAGCAGAAGAATTTTATACAGAATTAAATATTATATTCAAAGGATCAAGTTATGGAAAATGGAGAAGAATAATGGGTAAGAGATTACTGCCAGGTAAAACTAACAAAGATAAAGGGAAAATTATGTCGCATAGAAGAGTTGAACCCGATCGCACAAAATTTATAGGAACGAAGTATGAAATATTCACAATGCAGTCGGAGGCAAATAAACTAATTAAAAGAGAGAATATGAAAGCAAAAAAACTTAGGAGGAAAATTAAACATGGTTAAAAAGAACATACATTTAAGCGCCGATCAATTAGATCAAGTTATATGGGCTTTAAAATCAAGTGTTGCACAGCCCGATTGGGAAGAAGAGCAGTGCAGACCGACATGGAATAAACATTGGCAAGAACCAAGATTGGCAAGAGAGATAGTAAATAAGTGTGAAAAAAAACGTGATGAAATTAAGCGAGCCAAAAATGAGTTCTGAAAGTAATTTGAGAGGAAGAAAAAAATCAATGAGAGTGATAACAAAAATAGATGTGGAGATAGAAAAATTATATAAAAAAAAGTTAGTATCTCCCGAAATAATTCATTCAGTTAATAAAACAGATCCCGAAGAAAGTGATGACTATAATGTAGGTTTTAAGACTGGGTTAGAGTTTGTTAAAAGATTAATTATGGAGCAGAAATGACAAAAGGCATTGTAGTTTGCAGTTTATTTGATGGATGTAGCGGAACACAAATTGCTTTAAAAAATTTAGGCATACCCGTTTATAAATATTATGCGAGTGAGATAGATAAATATGCAATTCAGATAACCCGAAAGAATTTCCCGAATACAATTCATCTTGGAGATATTAAGGAAATTAAGGGAGAAGATTTTATACATGATATTGATTTATTAACTGCGGGTAGTCCTTGCCAAGGTTTTTCATTTGCCGGGAAACAAAAGGCATTTAAAGATGAACGATCCGTATTGTTTTTTGAATTTATTAGATTGCTCGAAGAGTTAAAACCTAAATATTTTTTACTAGAAAATGTAAAAATGAAAAAGGAGCATCAAGAAGTAATTAATAATGCAATAGGTAAAATTTATCCTGAATGCGTTAATGGTAGTTTATTTGGTATTGAACCGCGTGAAATAAATTCATCTCTTGTATCAGCGCAAAGCAGAAAAAGATTATATTGGACGAACATTCCATTAAAACAAGAACAGCCCGATGATTTGGGAATTGTTTTGAAAGATATATTGGAAACACATCCCGATCCTAAACATGAAATTAGTGACCAAAAGAAAGATAGAGTATTAAATGCTAAGAGAGGAAAAGGTCGTTTTTATACAGCTAAAGATGAAAAGATAGGAACAGTTATTGCTGGATATCACAAAGAACCGACTGATGCTCCATATTTAGAAACATATAAAACACCGAAACAAGTGGCTGTGGCGGCCGATTTAAATGGGCATGAGTCTTTAAAAAGAATTTATTCAGAAAGAGGTAAATCACCGACAGTTAATGCTCATGGTGGTGGCAATACAGAACCGAAAGTGGCTGTTAATCTCGGAAATAAGATACCAATATCCAAACTATCAGTAAAAAAATATATTCCTGATCCCGATGCAGAATTTGTTGATCCTTATAATAAAAAGACAATAACGGGAGATAAATCTACAACATTAAGAACCAACAGCTCTAATGGAAATATGTGGGTTAATGATAAAGAAGTTTCATGGCGCAAACTTACACCATTAGAATGTGAACGGCTCCAGACACTTCCAGATAACTATACTGAGGGAGTATCTAACACACAAAGATATAAAATGATTGGAAACGGATTTACAATTAAAGTTATTGAACATTTTCTTGAAAATATAATGTAAAATCACACATTGTCGCATTGATTTTCCTGGTGGATAGTATAAAAGATAATTGTCTTTTACTGTTTTTTACTTGGTCTAACAATGCATTATTTTATACATATCCCGACAATGATAGTCCTGATCCAATGCCTTTGGCAGATAATTTAGTCTGATTCTTCAGGTTCGATTACTTCAACAAAGCTTTCCGGGGGGAGATCTACTGTATTTCTTTCAGCTTCCTTAGCTAAATTCATTAGTTCTTTCTTGATATCTTCTTCAGTCATGGAGTCGATATCTATCTTCCCGGTAATGTTTATGGATTTTTTAATATCAAGTCCCGCAAGCTTAACTTGTAGCTCAATGGCCTTTAAGGCGGCTATGTATTTTCCTTCTTCTTGAGCTTTGTGTTGAATATTAATTAGATCCCGAGCTTTTCTTTCAGGAGTGATACGATACTTATGCCCGATTTCCCTCCTCTTCTCGTCAATACAGGCGACCACATGGGGCTTTCTTAGTAGTTGATGACCTGATAGTGCCGGATACTTATACCCGGCCCTCCGGGCCGCCTCCGTCTGCGACAGATCCTCAGCCGAACAATAAAGATCCACAAATTTTTGTTGCTGCATCGTTAACTGTGACTGAGGAGATTGTGGATCCTCGATCACTGCATTCATATCTGATTTACTACTCCCTTTCATGCCTTCTCCTTTTTTATTTACTTTATATGTGGGGGCGGTTCATACGCCCCACTATATATATATATACATGAACCATGAACGATTGCAAAAAAAATTATTATATATATTTTTCAATAACTTAACTAGTGTAAACGGTTCATAGAAAGACCTTATGAACCATGAACCATTTCATTTTTTTTATTTAAGTAAAACAAACACTTACAAAGAAAAATGGTTCATAGATAGCTGTCGTTCATACATATGAACCATGTTTTATGAACCATTTTACCCTATTTTTAAAGTAAACGGATTTTTTTATTTACTTGACTTCAAACAAATAATAAAAGATATTATACTTAATTGGTTTACATAAGGAGTATAAATGCAGGCTTTAAATGTTAAACACGATCTTGGTGAATCGCTTCCAACGGAGTTTGTTTTGGAGCGTAATGAGTATCAAAATGGTTACAAGCACACTGCAAGTGTTAGTAAAGATTTTTTTATTCCATCATGGTGGCCTATTGCACGATGCGCACATTTTGGAACACCGCATCCTGATAAAATTGACTTGCCTTGGAATCCTGAAGAAAGGATGAGCAAGAAAGATTTTATTCATTGGATCCATGTTTCGATAGCGAATGAAGGACCATTTGGTTATGATCCGGAAATGCAATTAAATTCAGTCATCAAAGAGCGTAGCCCTTTAACATCACAGTCTATGGAATGGGTTGCTCATTCCCCGGAAGTTATAAGGAAGAGCAAAACACTACCATATGATGTTGTGATGGACGAGTAATTCGCTGCAACATAGCGAAGAGTATTTAGAGGGGTAAGGACTTTTGTCTGCAAAAAAGGGAGAAAAAAATGGGATTTCCATCACATATGGATATAAATGTAGAGTCAAAAGATACATATAAAAACGATGATGAAACAAATGAAGTGTTTCAAAAGATAGCAGTTGAGTTGCGCTCACATCACAATCAAAAAGATTTAATACAGTTAGGAAAAGACTTTGTAGCCTTCCTTGTCGAAATGGAGAGGGATGTTTTCAAAAATAAAAACGATGCTGTTGATGCGTTGCTACGCGTATTTACAGATAAAAACTTAAAACAATTGAGGGAAAAAAATGAGTAAAAAAAGAGTTACTAAATCCGGGGCAGGTTTTATAGACGCAATGAACCAAGCTCAAGATGAAGATAGATTAACAGCAAGAAATTTAAGAAGGCTTGCGTCAAGAAAAAGGTGGACTAAAAATAATGGTCAATTTACAGAAAAATTTAAAAAATTATTGGGAGATAAAGATGAAAAAAGAAAAAGTTGAGACATTTGTATATCATGCTGAATTAGAAAGGGTAGTCGATGGTGACACTATCGATGTTACTCTTGATCTTGGTTTTAATGTTAAACTGCATAAACAAAGATGTCGTTTAGCTGGTATTGATACACCAGAATCGCGAACCAGAAATTTAGTTGAAAAGGCATTAGGTAAAAAAGCGTCCGCACGCTTAAAAGAGTTATGCGCCAAAAAATTAAAAATTAAATCATTAGGCGTGGGAAAGTATGGCAGAATATTAGCGATACCATATACAGAAGATGGTCAGGACATTTGTCAGCTCCTTATCAGTGAGGGCCACGCTGTTGAATATGAGGGTGGAAAAAAAACAAAAGTATGGGGGAAATAAAAATGAAAAGAGAACCGTTATTTACATGGTATGAAAAATTAAGCATGTATTTTGTTGGTCTTATTGTTATGGCATTTATTATTGTTATAGGAGATGTTAAAGCAGCACGAGAAAAAAACGAGAAAATACAAGCGTGTGTGCAGTTTTTGGAGGAAGAAAATCATGAATGATTGGTGGTGGAAAAGCATTATCGCACTAATCTTTTTTAGTATGATAATTATTTTATCTAGTAATGCTCGCGCTCAGTCATGGGAAAAGATAGCGATGTGGGTAGTTGCATCTAACCTTATTTTATTGGCTGCTGAAGAGGAAGAAGAAGAAGAGAAAGATTGTGTCCCGGTTTATATTGGTCCTGGATACAATAGTGATGGGGATCCAATATCATTATATGTAGAGGAGCCGGGCTGTGATAGAGTGGATACATTCTCTAATAAATAAACTTAATAATTTTACTGTAGATGAGGAACAAATAGCCGAGTCATATGATGAATTTATTTATAATTATAATTGGTTTGTCATTGAAACAGTCTTTTGGTTTATGTTGATATTAGTGTCATTGGTTATATTTTTAGAAGTAAGGGAGAGAAGAAATGAGCGTTAAATTTACAGATTGGGTAATCGAACAACAGCAAATACAGTTTGATAGGCGTGTGGAAGAATACAGAAAGAAAAACCCTAAAGCTACACTTGAAGATGCTGAATCTTTTGTAGAGAATCAAATTGCAGAGGAGGAATACGATGGATCTTGAAGGTATGGATGAAATGAAATTTGTCAGCATTAATAGCGAATATTTAATAGTTAGTAATGCTAATAAAGATTGTATAAAAATTCCTATGGATCTTGATATTTTAATTCAATTAATTAATCAGGCCGGGGATGCTTTAGTCGTTGCTAATGAAAGAAGAGAGCAAGCTAATGAAAGAAGAAAGCAAGAAAAAGAATTGCAGAATATGTCAAAACCAATGAATGATGCAGCTCTTTTAAAATACACTATTAAATATTAATTAGATATGGCCTGTGATTTATGTAAAAAATTACAAACTAATTCGTGTCCAAGATGTAATAAAAGAACTATTGAATCTTGGAAAATAGCCGTTTCTATGTCTTCTACATCGCGCGCGAATAAAGGAAAAAAAAGTTAAAGTCAATATAGAAATTACAAAAAAAAGTGAGGAAATTATGCATATGAGTACGCAAGTACACAAAACATTAGAGGAACTAGGTTACATTGAAGACCAGGTAAAAGACGGATTACAATGGACCAAGGAGGCAGGACAAATAAAGGTAACGGTTATAATACCGGCAAAAGAAGATACAATGAGGTTTTATCATTCTTTACCAACCACTCTGGAGATAGAAAGCGGCAAGGCTAACAAGGTACAGTTAAGTTTTGATAATTTTGATACAGCCAAGAAGATAGCACACGCCGTTTTCTCATCTTTTGAAGCCTTCGTTCCCTCTAAAAGATAATAGGAGGTTATTTTGAGGAAGGCTCTTTTCGAGTAAATTACACTATCGCTCACTTAGGATTAACATATTGAGTGCGTTTATATCCGCACTTTTTCATTTATCCAATGTTGGAGTGGAGGTCAGCCTTCTGTCTGTAGATTATTCTATAACTTGCGGCACAAGGAAGAAGAGAGCTATTGAAACAGAAAAGGAGGGCGAATATGACATTTCTTGAATTTTATTTAGTTATGATGCTAGGTATTGCGACATTTTTAAGCATTATTGCACAATCAACATCTTGACGAACACTGCGTATTAAACTACATCTAGTATTAAGTGGACGAAGGACTCATCTAATGTTTTTTAACTCCCTTTAAATAACATTAAACCTAACCACGATTGCAGCCACAACGGTCCCTAGTTTCCTCTCTACTAGGGGCCAATTTTTTTAAACACTTTTCCCAAGACTCTTGCATTACATTATCTTCTGCAAAAGCAGATGGATACATCTTTAAGCTTGTAGCAAATCCCTTCTTTGGAACGATTATAAACAAACATTTTCTAAGATCTGATGCTACTACACATAATATATCCGCACTCGCGCGCCCTAGCGGGCGCTTTTCCGCACCCACATTCGTTTGATATGTATAGCGTTTTGTTTTTGATGTTGCGTTCTTCGCAAAAGGATGGCCGCTCTTTACTTGGATCCGTAATGGTCTGTCATTGTAATTGACAATCAGGTCGTAGCCGGGGGCGTCTACAAGGGAGGTTTCGTACCCCATTCCCTCTAGCTCTAGGGCAGCCAACAATTCGCCCATGCGGCCCAATTGTTTTTGGTTCGTTTTTCTCTTCTTACTCACCCATGCAAAACTACACACATTTGAGAAAGATGTCTAGTTTGCTTAGTTTACATCATCGTCAAATTCATGCGGTATGTCGCGTGGCTTGCCATAATATTGGATCCTCAGAGCCTCCATGCGTTTTGCAAATTCAGGTAAGCTCAATTCCATCTTGTCACCAAACAGATCCCAATTATGCATGACGCTTTTTAAAATTTTTGTATCTTTACTCTCTTTCCATAACCAGCGGAAACATAAAAAATTTCGTATTGTATAAACAATGTTCATTTAATTCTCCATTTCAAAGTTAATGTCCAGCTGCGTATCTTCCGGGTGATCTATTCCCTCTGGACCGGTTTTAATAATAATAGGAGTACGCTCTCCTATATTGTGACCGACAATATTGATGTCGATAAAATCTTCCGCCTCTTCTTGACTTGCTCCTCTGTCTTCCATGTAGATTCCGACCATTCTATAATAATCATAGACAATAACATCCGGGAACCCGGATCTTTCACCTATACCGATGATTGCTGAATTGAAACCATCCCATTTTAATAAATTTTCTTCCATAAATCGCTTCTCTTTCGTTTTAAGCAGTTAGTATATACTACAAGTCCCAAAACACCTAAATCGTCTGTAATCAGTTTAAATCGTCTTTTAGGCTAATTTCGGTTACATCTACATTAAATTCGGCCTTATCTCCCTTCATTAAGTATTTTTTACATATTCTTTCTAAATTTTTAACTAAATGAGTAATATTAAAACTCTTAATGTTAAAAATCTTCGGAGGATCCATACCAATAATTTCTACATCTTTCCATTTACTCCAATCAGGAGTTTTTTCTTTCATCTCTATTTCAATTGTTATGATATATTTTACATTCATATTACGATCCCGGCTCAAATTCTCCAAGTCCCGTTGCAAAAGGTCCGTCAGGAACATCTAACCAGACACGCGGTTTCATTCCGGGCGCTGATGCTTTTACAATCTTGTCTTGATCAATTAAAGTTTGCACCATTTTTTCTAAATGGTTTATACCTTTCTCTTGTAGTTCTGGTGTTAGTCTTTCTTTATGATGACCAATGCCATTGGCTTTACCTGTTTGTGTGAAAGGTTTGCCCTCTAATGCAGCTTGTTTAACACATAGAATTAATTCATCTAATTCATAATCTCTACCACGACGTGCAAGTTGAAGATCTGAACTACGCCCTTCAAGTAATCCGCTATGCGAGTTTCTGACAAATGTTCGGATCTCTCTATCGGCTGGTCCATTACTCTTCACAACAGCACCATTAACAATTTTATTTCTTTTAAAATCTATCCGGAGCATTTTACATAAATGTTTCATTTCGCTTTCTGGTGGAGTCCATAATGCAAATGCAAATCGAAGACCATCTACAATAGCTGAAGTACCACGAATTAAGTTTCGTGCATGCTCAGGTGTTGTTACCGGGTTCTTCATATCCATTTTTGCCATATGATGCACCAAGAGCCATGTGGCGTTCGTTTCGGCTGCAAGTCTTGCGAAGTGTCCCGTAACAAATGCCCCGGCTGCTGGATCCGCATTAATATCGACATATACAAATGATGCTAATGGATCTATGACTACAAGAACTAAATCGTCAATCTTCTTTATTTGTGCTATAATCTCTTCCCACTCTTCCGTGGCTTCAAATCCTTTTCGTGTTGGAATAATAATTGGTCTTACTCCACCATAGTTAGGAAAGGGTAATATTTTTAAATCATATCCCGTTTCAGAAAATCGTCTTCCGTTAAAATCAACACCCTCTATTCTTCTATGGATCTCCGCAGCTTCGTCCTCAGCCGTTAACATAACCACAGATCCATTTTGTCTCAGCGTTGCATCGAAAGCTGTATCATATCCAACTTTACCATAGGCAAGCTTTAATCCTAAATCTAAAGTTAACATACCTTTACCGGTATCGCCGGCGGCAGCGATGACGCCAGCGACACCTCGGGGTAATGTGTTATCCAGAAGGTATTCAAATTGAGGAGCTTGACCTTCCTTATATTGAGAAACCGATAGACTATCATCGAGAAGATTGATAATCTTTACATCGGTATCTTTCTTATAAAGAAAGGACTCAATATCGAATCCTTCAGCGATAGCGTCTGCTGCGTCCCATCCTTTTGGCTTTCCTTGCTCCGGTTGTAAAACCCGAACAGTATTACACAAAGTTAAAAGATGCGATGCTGCGGCAGTGCTATATTTCAAACCAGACTCATCATTGTCTGGCCATATAACAACATTACGCCCATCTAAGGGGGACCAATCGGTCTTGGAAACAGGTGCATTCGATCCAGCCATAGCTGTAGTAGCTGTAATACCAACTTCCCTAAGAGCGTCCACACACTTTTCTCCCTCCACTAATACAATCATATCTTCAGTAGAACATGTTGCAATGTTCTCGCGATTATATAATGGACGAACTTGTGGGAACTTTTTCTCTCCAGAAGGAAGCACAGGATAAAATGTCTTATCTCCACCCTTAAATTCTTTTCGCATTACATAACAGATGATTTCATTATTCTCATCTTTATATATATGCTTTTTAGAACTCACGACCTCGCGCGTGGCTGGCGCCACGCTTTGCACCGGCTTGCGCGATGTCTGTACACTTATGTAATCTCCAATATCTTTTACCGCATCTTGGAAATCACAATTCTTTACATGTTGCCATAGATCTATGAAGTCTCCGAACATTTTGCCGCCGTTAAACTCTCCGCCTAATCCAGGCGTGTTTTTATTTAAACTAAACGAACAAGAATCTCCGGGGCCACCATGTAAATCCCCACACACAAATTCCTCTCCCCTAATCTTACCATTAGGTAAAAGATGTTGAAGTATGTGGGGTAATCTCGACTGACAATCGGATTTAAATTTATCTAAATCAAAGTCTTGTTGAGGCGGTGCTTCAGCAGTAGTCTTTACATGTCGTAAATCAAAGTTCACTTTCCGTCTCCCAACAATGCGTTTGAAAATCACAGAACCTACAAGAAAAGTGATCCCTCTCAAATGCAATGCGGGGAAGCCTCTCTTTTGCTTTTGTCGCTTTTATTACTGATACAGCCTTATCAATACATTCTTGCGCAAGTTTAGAATCAAAAGGAACTAACTCATGATATAATTCTTGCGTGTTTTTATTTACCACGGAAAACAATGCCGGGTGTTCCATCAAGTTCATATAGTATTGATAAACAACAATTTGTGAATGATATAAAACATTATGTCGTGCTACACCTTTGCGTTGAAACGATTTAAAATTTTTATCGTTAGCACTTTTACACTCCCATAACATGGGATATTTAATTCCTAAAGGTCCGCCTGCAACAATGCCATCGACATGACCTTTTATATTTCCTTCAGCAGTTTCAAAAGAAAATTGTCTGCCTTTTCTATCATGTGTTCTTAAGTCAAAGCCGCCGTTTCTTAACCACAAGGTAAGCATTTCTTCATAAGTATGCCCGGCTTGAAAAATTCGTAATGTATCGCCTTTTAAAGGGTTATTCTCATCTCTTGGTTGTCCTTCAAGATGATATTGTAATTTTCGTGTACATGCTGTTCCTATATTAGAACCACCTATGTACCCTCGGATCGGTTCGTCTTTGTTTTTTAATTCTAATGCGTGATTAACATAGGGGTTAATACGATCAGAAACATCTCCCTCATTTGGGACGGTTGAAAGATTCCACATTTAAAGCTCCTAAAATGGTATTGGATCATCAATTTCTTCATCATCAATTTTTTCTTCTTCTTCTTTGGTAAAAGGTTTTTCATATTTTTTATAAAACCAATCATCAATAACTTCTCTATGAAAAATCATAAAAGCCTCTGGCTCTATAGATTTAAAAATCATGTGTAAATTATAAATTAAATCAAATATTTCTTCTCTACTAAATTCATGTAATGTTTTGTTTAACAAATTTTTTTCTTCTAAAAATTTAAAAACCTGAGGCAAGCATTCTTTTAATGCATCTGGTAAATGGCCCATATCGACTGTGGCGAAATCAGGTTGCCTATCCCTCCAATCATATTTCATTTTTACTCCTTCTTTTGCGAGACACATAGGACAACAAAACCATTTCATATCTTTGTTAAAAACATCTGATTTGCCAAAACCATGATGTCCTATGTTATGACACGAAGAACAACTCTTTAACCCCGTGCTTGTTATATTTAGGTTTCTAAGGGAGGCTTTAATGTTAAGGGTGTCAACATAACCTGGAGCGCCCCCCTTAGAGTTCTTGCGATACTTACTTTGCGCCATTCGCAGATCTGCGGATGACTTGAGATACATATTGATTTGAACAATTTACTTCTTTACCAATCTGAACATTTGATAAACCTTCAGATTTTAACTTTAAAATTGTTTCAGCTTTGTCACTAAATTTTTTTCTTCCTCGACTTTCTTTAAAAAGATGAGGGTTGATCTCATGAAACTCAAGTATTTCATTATGAAGTTCTTCCATGAGTTTAATAACAGTACCCATCTTAGTAAGCATGCTCTTACTTAATTCCATCATTAATCCTGTGGTTTCCACCAATCAGGTTTATCTGATGTTGGTTGAGCTGGTTGAGCTGGAGGAACATTTTGTGTTACTTGCTCTTGAACAGGCGGTTGTGCTGGTTGAGGTGTCGGGGCAGCTTGACCTTGCATGACACCAAAAGCTTGAGCATATTGATAATAAATATCAGTACCTCTATCTAAAGCATGTATGTAAGATATCTCATTACTATCAGGCCACTTATCACCAGATCCATCATTCTTTACATTTCCCGGCTGTAATTTTACTTTAACAACAGCATGAAGTCCGTTTAAAAAATCCCATCCATTACCCACTTGATTAAATAATTTACCCGCTTCAGGTGAATCATCTTTCCAAGAAATATTATAATTAGAACACACAAAAGCTCTTAAATTTTCTCTTGTTATATCTAAACTTATGTTATTAGGATCTGCATGAAAGACAGTAAAGTTTTGCCAAAAACTAGATCCTTCATTTGGTCCGGCGATAACATCAAATCTTGCTCTTAAATATCGAGTTCTGTTATCACCTGTTTGTTGAGAGGAATAATGTTCATAAGGATTGTTCGGAACAATTTGCTCAGGTTTCCTAGGCATACCCGCTTCATCAACATTTTTACTTGGATCTTGTAATGTTAATTTTACCGGAACAATAGTCTTATCGGCTATTAAAGTCCTTTCTGTTGATGCTGAAGTTGATTCAGTGTTTACTTGTGTTAAATTCATATTCATATTATCTCTCCTGATTTGTATATTGTTTATTATCTGTTATTTTTACTAATACATTGCCTAAGTGAGCCTCTTCTAAAAGCTCTAATTTACCAGAACGATCTTTAGCTGGTAGATCCCAAATGTTGTCTCTGTTACAGACAAATTTTCTTATCATTTGTTTAGGTTGATTTGGATCTTGATTAGGATCAGGTATCGTGATGTAACATAATTGTTCATCAACAATACCCGGAATGATGTTACGCGCAGTACCATCTAATTGTATTTCATAATAGTCTCTGTCCGCCTCATCTTTTTTCTTATCAAGAATGCCTACAAAGATTACATTCTTGTTTTTTATATGTTGTAAATGAGTAGCCCAACTCACTAACTCAACTCTAAGTTGTCCATAAACTTTCATTGTGTTTATAGTGCCACCTTTTGTTTGAGCGTCTGGTTGTTGCTCTGCCCATTTATAACATAATCGAGATGCTACGCTGATAGAGTCTACGAATAAAGTATCATATAAATTACCATCCTTAATTTCTTTTGCAAAATCTGGATATTTCGCAGCCACTCTATCATAATGTTCTTGACTATAACTCATGGTTGATACTGTCACAGCTGGATCCGGTCCGCCTAATAAAACTGCAATATCTTTACAGTCTTCCCAATCTCTTGGCTCTAAAGTTTTACCTTTAAAATTACGAACAGATAGATCACCAGATTCAATATTTAAGAACAATGTTCTTTCTTGATTTAATGATAGTATCTGTGTTGTTTTACCAATGCCCGGCTCGCCAAGTAACATTACTTTAGCACCATAATCGGCATTTAATCTTTCATTAGCTGAAATTATTTCCATGTTATTCTCCCTTGTTTTCAGTGATTTTAAAAGACGCTTCATCAGGCACTACAACTGTTCGTGCTTTTTGAAGTATATTTTTAATCTCAGGAGGAGCGTTTTTATAATTGCGTTCGCTCACACTTAATTTTACATCAGCGTAATGTTTAGCAGCATCACTTCCGTGTTTCTGCTGTAGATCATCAAATGCTTTAGAAAGCAGTTCTTGATCCCATTGTACTTTTGGAGTGAGTGAGGCTTCAACTTTGAAACCATCAACGTGATCGAAGGTTCTCGTTCCGGTATCCACTCCATCGTCTTGCAGCCGTGCCATCAAGCGTTGCCCATCATATCTATGTAAGGCACTCCTGAGTTTAGAGGCAGTATTTCTATCTTCTCTTTGTTGTTGAGTAAGAAGGAAAAGATTTTCTACAACCTCTTGTTCTGACAATTCGTTAATTTTAAGTTTACTAAACTTGTTGCATGTTTTTTTTTGCATTTTTTAATCCTTTATAAGTAGTTAATAAGTTGGCGATTTTTTTCACCGTTTTGATTTTTATATATCGTTTACATTTGTAATACAAGTAAAAAAAAATATTTTTTTTGTAATCTTGTAAACTGATACAATATATATATAATGTAAACTGTTTTTAAGGAGAGTAACATGGCAGAAAACAAAAAAGAAAAAAGCTATTCAACGGCTAGAATATATACAGAGGATCTAGCTCGTTTAAGAATTATGGCCAAGCATTCAGGTAAGACACAAATATCTGTTTTAAATCAATTAATTAGATTTCAATGGAATAATGAATTTGGTAAAGATGAAGATGTTTCTGTTAGTGGTATTGAATCAATAGGTTTATCTACGCCGTCTTAAATAGATCCTTCGTTTCTTTTATCTAGTTCATCAACAAAGTAATCGGCAAAGCCATCATAACCAGCACCTTGTAAGTTTGCTATAACTTCAGTGATATCATCAGCTTTTCTGTTAGCTTCAATCATTGCATTAAATTTATCAACTTCTTCGTCACTTCCTAAACTAATGTTTTGAAGTCCAGGTGCTTGAGATAATGCTTGGCTTGAGAATGGTGCAGCAAATATTAATTCATCATCACTAAAATCATCTGGAGTGCCAGCGTCATCCCATATATTATTGAGATCCGGATTTCTATATCCAACTACATTATCTGGTTTTCCATAATTTCTTGTAGCGTCTGGAATTAATCCACTATCGACAGCATTATTAATAAGATCTATTTGGTTATTTAATTTACCCCATCCGCCTTCATCAAATGCATCAGGTTTTTCTCTATTTACTATTTCTGCAAAAGCCTCAACATCTCCAGTTACTCCACCCACTTCAATAGCTTTCATAAGAGCGTTTGTAGCAACAGCATCTGAACCGCCTAACTCTTCAATTTGTTGGCCGACATATCCAACACCACTTTTCTCTTTTCCTCCTGGCATACTTGTAAATGTAGTAGCATCAGAAATAGCTTTTGCTCCTTCATCATTTATACCAACATCTATTCCCTCTAATTTAGCTTGGAAGATAATACTATTTACTTTGTCAGCGGATCCCACCAATGTTTTTACTGTATCAATTTCACGACCTCCGTCATATACAGGTTTAATATCTACATATCCATCATCTCTTACGGTAGCTTCAGTTCCAACTGTATAAGGTTCTGGTCCTCCAAGTGCCATTTGCATAAGCGCTGGAGCCATCCCTATTGCTATTCCGGGTAATCCTCCGATACCTGCAAGTGTTGTTATAATACCCAAAGTTCCAGATGCCATACCTACAGCATCTCCATCTTTAATAGCTTTACCTAGTTGTAATGCTGATAAACCAACAGATATTCCTTCTCCAACATTTAAGCCACCTTTATAACCAGCTACATCTCCGCCACCTTTGCTTAGGAAATCAAATATACCTCCGCCTTCATCAAATGTATCTACTGCCTCTTCCGCGTTTACTAAATCATTATATTCCGCAGAAGAAATAACATTTCCTGTATTTTTACTTACATAATTTCCAGCTTCGTTTAAAGTATAAGTAGACGAATCTCCCAGAGATGATATAAGGCTTTCTGCTTTCGTCATACCGGGATCATTATAAAAAATTCCAGTTCCTTCACCAGCTATATTTGAAGCGCCTGCCTCAGTAAATTCTAACGGATCCAATATTTTAACTATTTCGTTAACATTAGACGGATCACCTAATCCAAGAGTTGTTATGCCGGATGCGATTGACGGAGTTATTTTTACTAATTTTCCTAAAGAATTTTTCTTATAAAAATTACCAGCTTCATCCATTATTAAATTTTCATCGGACATAAAATCATCACTAGACGATTCTTCTAAACTAAAAATATCTTCATTATCTTGCGATGTCCCTACATCTAATTCGTCACCACCACTTACAAAAGTTTCAATTTCATAATCTTTTACTACTGGTATTTTTCCTTTGTCTCCGCCTATAAGAAAATCTAAAGCGTCTACACCTATAGCCTTGCTTAATAAAGATTGATAAAGAGCGTCATTACTTTGAATATTTAAAATATCTTTATCAGTATAACCCGCTTCTTTAAGATCATCTTCTAACTGATTCATTTCTTCTACTTGACTTGCGTCAGCAGTTGTTTCTACCTCTTCAACATAAACATTACCTTGTCTATCTACGCCTGCACCAGTTCCTGTAATAAACTCTACACTGTCTCCAGCTAAATTTGTTAAATCACCCGTAAAAGAAGTAGGATCATCAACTTCATAAACAGTTACTTTTTCTGTTGGACCAAGATTATCTTCCTCTGCTTGCAACATACTATCTATGGCCGCATTTGTCATGTCATCTAAACGTGTGTAATTATCATCTGCTCCAAATATATCGTCATCAGGCTCTAAATTATCATATAAATCTTCTTCAAATTTAGTTTCAATATTGTTTTCAATTATTGGATCTATTTTACTATCAATAATATTCGTTAAATTAGCACTCATATCATAGCCAGTTTGATTTAAAGCTTGATTAATTTTAATTTGTTCTTCTGTTGATAAATCACCAAAACCCATTCCACTTGATAATTTACTAATAATTGTTGGCATTGCAGCTGAAAGACCGGCTCCAATCAACAGCCCTAATATTTGTTCACCAGTCCCAGGCCCTTTAACTACGGGTAATTCTAAATCAACACCACCACCTCCGCCTGGTCCGGGGCCTATGATGACGCCGCCGTCACCTCCGCCGCCTCCGCCGCCTCCAGAACCTCCAGATCCTCCCCCGCCGGTGTTCCCGGCACCCCCGCCACCTGGGACGGTCCCACCACCAAAGGTTGGATCTCCTAAATTAGGATTACCTGATCCTAATCCGGGACGTCGTACGCTTCCTTCAAATTGTTGATTAAATGTTCCAGTTCCTGAACCGCCAAAGAATTGATCGGGATTCATCGTAACATCAAAAATGTCCAATGGAGGGTTCTGAAGATTTTGACCAGTCATAAAATTCTGAGCTGGTCTTCTAACAAATTGAGCGTCTGTTCGTGTCATGTAGGGGCCATAACCGCTTGAATATAATCCACCTATTCCTGTTTTATTTTCTGCCATTATGCTCTACCTCTTGCTCTTAATAGTGCTTGTGTTGTCGGATTCGTTCCCGCAGCCCCAAGTGCAATATCTCGTTCTATATTACCTGAAGATAAATCCATTGCTGGACCGCGTAAAGATATTTCTTGAGGAGAAGGTATAGGTATTCGAGGAGTTTGTATTTCTACAGCTCTTTCATCTCTTTCTACTTCTGGACCACCTTGTGTTTCTGGTCTTACAGATTCAGTTACTTTTTCTGTCACTTCTTCTACGCGAGGTTTTACCTCTTCTTGAATTAATTCATTAACTTCACCAACAGCAGCTTTACTTCCAGATCCTACAACTCTATTTAAACTTTGGATAAAAGCATCGCGTAAAGCTACTCTAGCTTTTTTCATTTGTGCTAAAGTTTTAGGAGGAGTAAGCGCCCATTTCATATAGGCTGGCGATTGAATTGTACGAGCCATTACCATTGCTCTTCCTATTTTTGTTAAACCGTTCCATGCTTGTCTTCTGTTTCCTCCTAAAAAACCACCAGCAACATTAGTAGATGCTGTAGCTGCTTGTAGTCCTACACCCCGTTGTTTACTTCCCCCTCCTAATGAAGAAACTAATTCAGCCTCTTCACCTATTAACTTAATTGCATCTGTAAAATTTTTAGGTTGTTTGCCAAATATTTTTTTATCAGTAAAATTCATACCTTTACCAAAAATTAAATCTAAGTCATTATCTGAATATCCAGCTATTTTTCCCTCACCAGACAATATTCTTTTTAATTTTCTAGGATCTAAAACATTAAATACATCATCGGTAGCATTCCCAGATCCTCTATCAATTAAGCGAGCTAATAATAAATCTCTTACATTAGTTCTAAATACATCATATTCATCAGCTAAAGTAGTTTTTCCAGCCTCTCTTAATTTTTTTATATGTTTATCAGCTGCTTTAAAATATTGCACTTGTTCGCCGGGGCTTCTCCCCGCAATATAGCGTAGTGCTTGACTTCCTGTTTGGTTTTCTGCAAGATCTGTCATTTTTGCAGATTGAGGCCCAACTAAAGTTTCTGATAATTCTTTTCCTTCTTTTAACCTACTAATTAATTCATCTATTTGAACACCACCTGCGTTAGGGGCTGTGCTATCTAAAAGAAGATCATCAGCTATAAATGTAAAATTATCGATTTCTCCGTCAGCAATATTTCTATTTAATTTTTGAATACTTTCTATCATCTCCATACCTTTTCCATCAGGAAAAAGCATTTCAAAAAAAGTTTTATTTTCAAAAGATTTATCTATAAATCCCGCTCCGGCTGTTCCCGGTTCAGATCCTTTTGCAACTCTAGGTTTAGCATTAAAACTATCTATGTATTGTCCAAATTTTCTTACATCAAATTTACCATCAACAGTTGCTTTTTTAATTGCGTTCTGAAAAAATTTCTTTTGTAATATTTCAATACTTTTATCTTCTAAAGCTGGTAATGTATCTGTCATAGATCTACCAAACTCTTCAAAGTTTTGTTTTCGTGTATTACTTCTTTCTATAATGTTTTTTATTGTTATTTCATCTTGTGTCTTAAGAGCGCCAGGAGTTTCCATTTTTTGAGTAACATCATCTACTACTTCTTCTAAAGTTTTTCCGGCTCTAGTAGCAAAGCTTTCTAAAGTTGCTTGTTCTCCTCTTGTAAATGTTGGTGGTTCAACTAAATTACCTTGGACACCTTTAAATCCTTCACTTGATTTTGCTTTTCTTATTCCACTTAAAAATTTAGCCATTGCATTAGGATCATTTAATAAAGTATTTATATAATCTCCGGTCGCAGCTTCACCATTTACTACACTACGAACCATAGCCCTAATGGATGCGTCATCCTGATGCGTCATGAAGTCTGCATAATTTAATTGAGCTTTTTCTAAATCATCTACGCTTTTTTCCATTTGTTTAAAAGCATCGCTTAAAAGTTTTTCGTTCTCATTAAGTTTAGCTTTACCTTTTAAAGATGTATTAACATCTCTTATTTTATTAGCTGCAAGAGCAATATCATCATCTAAAGCTTCTCTTAATTTTCCTAATCCAAATGTTGAAGCATCTCCACCAATAGCTTTTTCTGCATCAAAACTATTTATATATGATCTTATTGCGTTTACTTGTCTTAAAGTTAAATGAGAAAGACCTCCTTTTTCAGGATCTGGTTCTAAAATCTTTTTAATGATTGTGTTAGATATTACGTTTGGATCTCCTCCTGATTGTTCCAAAGTAGCATTTAACATATTTTTAAAATTTGTTGGTGCTATAAAAGCGGGACCAACAGGCCCACCTCCATCTAACGGAGTTTGTGTTTTCAAAATTATAGTATCATCAAATTCTTCTAAAGTTTTTCCTAAATCCTCAATTTCAAGTAACTTACTATTTGCCATTCCCATATCTATGTCGATAGCTAAAAATGTATCATCCATTGTTTTATGAAAAGCTTGTTGCACTTCACTTAACTGTTTAGCTGCTTGAGCTGGATCAAATCCTTCTGTTTCCACCTTTTGTAAAATATTATCATAAGCTGAAGTAAGATAATTTTTAATATCTTGTTCTGCTAGTTCTACTGTTTCACTTCCAATTCTTAATTTTCCTTTTTCAAATTGCTCTACCATTTCTTCTAAAGCTTTAATATCTAAATAGTCTTCTCTTCCATCAAATAATTGGTCGGCTATTCTTTTTCTTAAAACTTGAGCATTTTCTTCTATTCTACCGGGGAAAAGTGTTTCAGCTATTCTTACATTAATACCCATAATAGGTCTGTTACTTAATCCTTCGGCTGTAATGTCAGGTGTATATTCTGACTCAACTAAACTTCTTAATTGAGCTGCTCTTTCAATTCCTTCTTCTGTAGCACCTTTACCTAAAAATACATCTTTAACAAGACCGGTTCCGGTTCCGCCACTCTTTTTAACTAATCTTCTAATAGTATTAAAAAGAACACCGCCAACTAGTTCACCGCCAGCACCTAAAGCTGATTCTATTGCCGCTCTTTTTCCATATTCATTAAAATCTTCATCTGCTACACCTCGTCCTTTTTGTTGCATTTCATCTGCAAAAGAAAACAAACCAGCTCCTAGCCCCGCTCCCGCACTTGCCGCTAGCAATGGAGCGGCAACAGGTGCAGCTATGACAGCTCCAACTGTTCCTAAAATAGAGCCTAAAATGGGAAGACCAGCTTGACCAACAAAGTCTGTAACATCACTCCAGCTCAATCCCTCCTCATCAATAGCTATTTTACCTTCTCCTTCATCACCTAATTTTTGTCTTCCAGAAGTCGTAAGAATAAATCTTCCTGATCTATCTACATCCCAAAATTCTTTTTGAGGGCCTAATTCTTTATTTAATAATAAAGCTCTTTCTTTGTCGGTATTTAAATTAGAAAATCGCCAGCGAAATCCTTGATTTTTTATTCCACTTGAATAATCAACATCAGTGTCATATTTTTCTCTTTCAGGAGAACGTGCAATATTTTGATCTACATATTGAGATGGATCTGTTCCTTGTGTTTGAGGAATGTCTGATACTTGAGCTGATTTAAAAAAAGATTCAGCATTGGGATTACCGCTATTAGACTCTCGCTGTCTTTTTAGCATTAATCTTTTTCTTTTTAATTCTAAGGTATCAGCCATAATTAACCTTTTAGCTCAGCATCAATTTCTTCTTCGGACATTTCGTCTACTGGTTTTTGAGAAGATGGTCTAACACCTATATTTTCTTGATAAGTAATTAGCGCATCATTGATAGATGGATGTTCGGCTGCTGCATTATTTATAAATCTTTCATGCTCTTTTAAATTACGAGTTAGTCTGTCTTCCACTTCTCCTAGTTTTACTAACATCTCAGATACTGTATTAAATACTCCTGGTTTGCCTAAAGCTTCTCTAACCATTTGCCTTTCTTCATTAGATATTGTTTTACCGCCTTCTCCCAATAATTGTTTAGCATATTCTAATTGAAGAAAATCAACGACAGCTTTTTGAGTAGTGTATTGTCCCGCAGGTAATGAAATTCCTAAAGCTTGCGCTGCTTTTTCGGCAAAAGATTTAAGGGCAGGCGGCCCACCAGTTGCGCCGTCAGCATTTTGCTTTAACCAATTAATTTTAGATAAACCAGCATTAATATTTTTTATGCCATTATAAACTTCATTAACCACCATAGCAGCGGATCCTTCTGCAGCTAAAGACTCTCTTGATCCAGGGGTTTTACTTACATATTTTTGTAATACTAAATTACTGTCTCCTAGAGGACCTAATTTAAAATCAACTAACTTTCCATATTTAGGTTCAGCAGCTAACTTAGCCATCTCTATTGCTCTTTCTTTTTCGTATTCTCTTTCTTTATCTTCAATACCTTGCTGGCGCAGCTCCGCTGTCCGCGCTCCGCGGGACAGTCCCGGACCAAAACCACCTACTTGACCTGGAGCAATTTCACCATACATTTGAGCTACATTACCAGCTCGTTTTGCCTCCGGTCTGTATTCTGGACTTTTATCAATAAAAGATTCTGTACTTATGCGATTCACAAAATCTTCCACTGTTTCTTCTTTTGGCTCTTCTGGAGGTAGTTCTGTATTGTCGTCTGTTTGTTGTTCTTCTTCTTCAGTGCTAACTGTTGTTGCATCACTCTGATCTTGGTTTTCAGTAGTGCCACTTGCTATCTCAAGATTTTCGGTGAGTTCAGGATTAAATAATTCAATGTCTTCTGCCGTAACTTCATCAGATGAAAGATATTCTGATAGTTTATTTATATCTCCGTCAAATCTTTCCATAATTGCAGTGTAGCGATCAGGGTTTTCTTGAAGATATTCAGCAACAGCTCTATCTCTTTGGTTATTATTACCAATCATATTAATTAATCCATCCTTAACATTAAGACCTAAAATTCCTAATGGTCCATAATCTGTTTTTATTATTGGTGCGCGATTAGCATGTGGATGTTTCCTAATTATCTCAGGAAGATTAGAAAGAATACCTTCTATCTTTTCTCTATTAATAAGTTCTTTTCTTCTACCAGCATGACCACCGCTTGTACTTGGAATTAAAAATAATGGGCGCCCTTGATCATCAACCGTAATAACTTCTTTTGTTTGTATATTTGGATTTGCTGGAACAAATCCACGTCTTTTACGTGTAGTTGATACCGGTCCACCAACATTATATTTCATCATAGATCTTTGATGCCAAGGTTTATGCATTATACACTCCCTCCACCAAACGGACCTACGCCAGCTATACCGGATGCCATTCCATAACTATCGCCTTGGTTAGGTAATGGAGTTGATATAGTGTAAGGATTATTTGGTAAACTTCCTGTAACACCTGACATATAACCTAATAACTGGAACGGTAAAGATTGTTCAGCATATAAATTAGATTGTCGTGTGTCTAATAAACTTTGATTATAATCTCTTAATGATTGCCCATATGTTCTAGCTGTATTTAAATCTTGTCCATACATTTGTTGTCCTGTTTGACCTAATTGGGCAAAGTTACCAGCTAAAGATCCAAGTCCAGTTGCTACAGATCCATATCCTTGAGCAACAGACGGAACAGCTCTTGCCATAGTTCCATATGTGCTGCCTAAACTACTTATGCCTTGGGCTGCAACTTGTTCAGCTTGTCTTTGATTTTGAAAATTTGTGTTATACAAGTTTGCTAAACTATCAGCTAAAGCTTCTTGAGTTCCTTCTTGTATATTAGCTCTTTCTATTCCGTAACGACTTCCGCCTAAAGCTCCAGATCCACCAGCGCTTCGTGCTAAATTACTTAATTGTCTCGCTTCATTATCTTCTAATCTTTTTGTTAATCTATCAGCAACTTGTTCTGTAAATCTATTTTCGTCAGCAATTCCTTGATAGTAAGGTAATGCGCTTTCTACTAAATCCATTCCTTTACGGGTACCTAATATACCTTCTGTAACAAATGGTACTCGCTCTCTTTCTAGCGCTCCCGCTTCGCCATACAGTCTTCTTGCATCTTGCAAGTAAGGAAGAAATTGACCGACTCCAGCGCCAGCAGCTTGGTAAGCGGAGGTTTCTAATCCAGTTAAGGGTGCAACTTGTTTAGTAACGGCATCTTGTGAAAAAGGTCTTCCTACATATTCCATTTCTGGTAAAGGATTTCCTAAAGAATCTTTTCGCGTACCATAAATAATATTCCCTTGATCGTCTAACTTAGGTTGCATTCCGCTAATTAAACCCATAGACTGTTGTACCAAGAAATTAAGTAATTCTCTTTTTACAGGATCCATATATGTTTGTTGTGATTGTCCTACTTCAGCCATTATGCTTTTCTTTCTAAACTATTCATTAAATTATACATTTTACGAGTTCCTTTTTCTCGTGAACCATTACCCATATTTCTTACCGCCTCAGCTGTCATAACAAATTCTCCATCAGATAATAAAGCCGGGATAGAATCCGAAGTTCCTGTTCCGGGGCCAGCCGATTCTCCACCGTCTGTTAAATCAGTGATACCACCAGAGCTATATCCTCGTGGACGCATGTTGCGTGCAAAACCTGACATCATTGGATCTAAACTTTCTGCTCTAAATTCTCTTCTTAATCTCTTATCTCTTTCTTCAGCCTCCGCTGCAAAATCTCTTTTCTTGTAATAATCAGGATTAATAGCCTCTAATAAAAGTTTATTCATCATAATCTGATCAAAGTTTTGAAGATGTGGTCCAAAGAATCCTTGATTCAATCCACCAATACCTTGATTAAAATTAAATCCTCCTTGTCCAAAGCCGGGGGCTTGAGGACTGCCTTGACTTATCATGCTTACTTTTCCATCACCACCAAGAATAAATTCTTTTCCGCTCTTTGGATCGTAATACCGTTGTGTTCCTCCCGGACCTTCTGTTATTTCATAATTCGGTGCGCCACCGCGACTTGTTCCTTGAGATTGAGGTAAACTCAATATACCAGCTGGATCATTAAAACCTTTATAAGAAGTTGTACTTATTTGTTGGGAAGGTTGATTAGATCCACCACCCATAGATGTACGCATTAGTTTTGGACCTTCTGGGGGAGTAAAATCAGGTAAACCAGCTGAAGGAGCTTGTTTCGATTGAAAGTATTGTAAATAATCTTCATGAGTATTAAATGCGCCAGGCTTAATAACTCCTAAATCTTTAAAAGTTTGAAAGTCTTCTTTTCTTAAATTTCCAGAACGAGCTAAATTTGTATATTCTTGTTTTTCTTTAGGGCTTAATTTTGCAAAAGCTTTTTGCTTATCTTTAGCGCTTAATGATAAAGGATTCATAGATCGTGATAAATTACTTAATAAAAAGTTTCTTTTAAAATCATCACTATCACCACCAAACAATTGCATAATGCCTGCGGTGCCTAAAGAACTCATTAAATTCTGAGGTTTAAAAAATTGTTTACCAGTATCTAGAATAAAATCATACCACGCCATATTGTCCTCATGTTATTTGAAGTAAAGAAACTATTGAATCTATTGCCGTTCCTGTCCCAGCGTTTATTTTCAATACGTCACTTGACTCCAAAATTATAACTTCTCCGTTTTGAAGGACTCGTTCTTGTGTGCTTGCAGACACTGATGTTTCGTTCCATACACCTGTAGTGGTTGAGGAACTATCTAATACTTTTGTAGAAACTGTTACAGCTCCTCCAGAGGTATTATATATATTTACAACTTTAACTATAGCTTGTCCACCTTGTGGGCAAGTATAAATTGTATTATCGCCCGATGATAAACCATTTTTCACAATATTTAAATAGGCTCTTGCCATTAACTTATAAACCAAGAAAAAGTCTCAGACTCTTCTCTAGTTTCCTCTGGTGTTTGTAAGCTGGTAAATATCCTTTGAATATCACCTACTAACCTTCTAAAATAGGATTCTTGATACTCTCTTTCCGGGAGCGGTAAAGTTGTTTTTGTTAATACTTGTTCAGGTGTTCTGCTCATCTTCTACCATCCGGTTTCATATCTAATCTTACTCCTCCCAATCTCCATTGTTGGCCTGTAGTAGTGCTTTCAAAACGAAAAGCAGCTTGTCTACTTCTGATGCGAGAATATAATTGTTGTGATCCCGTAGATCCGCTGTTACTCGCTCCGGTTTGAAATGTAAATGTTTGATCTGTTGTTGGAGGATTCAAACTAGATGAATAATCTCTAACCTTTACAATTATATTCATGTCTTGTGAAGTTGATGTTCCATAAAAATAAATATCTGGCAATATACGCCTGATAAACATCATTTGATTACCGGCTCCAATATCAATATCACTTGATTCAATATAAGCCGTCATTGCAGATCCATCGTCATCATCTCCAGTTTCTTGGTTATATATATAATTATTGGTGCCGGCTGCTATAGGATTAGTAACAGAAGTTCCTACATCATCCCAAGCTGTTCTATCCATTGTACCTACAGCCCAAGTTCTTTCTACATAATTATAAGTTACATATCTATTTACTTCGGTAGAATCAGCACTTGGATAAAACCAAGACACTTCATTAAAGTTTTCATTTCTAGCAGCAAAAACTTTGTAGCGTTGTGACATATTAATATCGTTAAATACATAATTTCTTACACTACATGGCAAGGTTTGAACTGAACCGGTATACACATAAAAGTTTTCACTATCAGCAAAAAAGATACCATTATTAGCATTGATAGCTGCATTAGGTGATAAGATAGAAGTGCCTTCATCCATTAAACTAAAATTAAAAACAAAATTTGTACCAGAATAAGTCATGGCATATAAAGCTGTGTCGGTCCAAATTAATATTTCTTGTCTTGTTTTAATCCCTCCAATAATTTTACTACCAGATGATAGTCGATAATCACCAGCATTATTTTCATTTAATACTTGCCAGATATTTGGATTTTCTGTGTCAGACCAACGAATAAGCATAGGATCTTGCGTACTAGATCCTTGTTCATTAGCTCCTAAACAAATAACATGTTTACCAAGTTCACTAACAAGAACTTGTGTCGCTACTGTTGGCGCAAATCCATCCGCTCCGGCTTTAGCAGATAAAGCAACTGCCGGGGCAGAAACTCCACCTGATTTATCCCAATAATAAACACCGCCATTATTAACATTAAATACTAAATCTTCACCAAAATTATCTTTACCCCATAATCGTAATTGTTGGCCGTCTGTTAATGATGTAGCCGCATTACCCCATCCAATAAAAGTATCGGCTTGTTGAACAATAGCTCCAGCTGTATGTGTTGCGTCTTGTGTTCCTGATTGACCTCTTGTACAGCTTGTAAAAGATGTAGCTGTTAATGCTCCATAAGTTATTAATTCTTCATTAATTAATATTGTTCCTGTTACTGTAAAACCAGCAGTGGATACTACATTAATGGTGCTAGAGCCAGCATTATTAGTTCCGGTTGTAGTTGTTGATTGCACTCCTGTTTGTGTTCCACCAAAAAAACCAGCTCCAAAACCTACACCAGCTGTATAGTCCACTGAACCCGTGTTAATTTGATAAACAGCATTAACTGAACCACCTCCATTTACTGCTGAACTCGCCGAGGTGGCTACATTTATGGTGTAATTATCATTATCAATAATTGTAACTATTTGATGTTCTTTGTTAAAATCTGCTGCTGGAACTCCGCCAACAGCGCCACTTCCTGAAAAAGTTACAAAATCATTTTGACCAGCATTATGGCCCGCATCAGTTACGGTAACTAAAGTAGATCCGTTAACAGTTGTAAATGGATTTGTTAGTGAAGAAGTTTTTCTCGTTGGTGTAATATCATTATAAGCTTCACCTTCAGATACATAAAATTTAAGATTAGTTCCAACACCTATATATTGACTTCCATCAATAGCGGCCCATTGATTTAAACTACGGCAAATACCTTGAAAAGTATTACTTCCTCTTTTCTCCCAACCACCTATTTTTTCTGGAAAACCTGAACGAAATCTTACTTTGTCAGAATCATACCATCCACCCTCATTTGAATAGCGTGTTCCTTCTTTTATAACTCCAGGTTTGAATTGAACATTCTCTAGCATTGTTTACCTTAAGTTGGGAATGATGCGCCATATAAATCTATACGAGATCCTGATTTTAAGGTGTTGCCACCTAATTCACTAAACACTAAGCCATATACAGCAGTCGCATTTGCTGACGCTTCCTTTATATAACATTGACTTGTAGTACCTATATCACCAGTTGCTCCACCATCTTTTGTACACGTAGATTGGGCATTACCAGCAAAATTATTTCCTGAAGAGTATTGAGCGTTTCTAAATAAATACATTGTTCCCTCAACAACTACTTCCGTTGATGATGAAGTAGGGACACTTCCAACAGCAATAACTCCTGTGGCTGCATTAGAAGATTTATTTGCATTTGATGTTACAGCGCCTCCACTAGCTCCTGAAACATCTTGGTAGATAAATGTGCTGTTAAATATGTTACTAGCAGATACTTGGCTACCAGCTGAATCGACTAAACCAACTCTAAATGTTGTCAAAGTTGTAGCATCAAAAAGTAACCGATAAGTAGCCCACCATACATCATAAGCAACAGATCCAAAAATAGTCATGGAATTTGCTCCACCACTTATAGCATTACCTACAGTTGACCATGCTCCAATTGTTCCAATATCAACAAACTGTAAATTTCCAGAACTGTTCATTTGTAAAATTTGTTCGGAAGTTCCAGAAGAACTAGGGAATTGATAACCACCCGTGCCACCTATAGTAAAATCATCGGTAATTGTTCTATTAGCAACATGAAGGGCAGAAGACGGATTAGCTTGTCCAATACCCACTCTATTATTTGTTTGATCTAATACTAAAGTATTTGTATCAAAGTTTAATCCATTAGGAATAGAAACAGCATTACCATTAATTGTTGTTGTATCTCCAGAGGCATCGCCTAAAGTGGTATTTCCATCTACGGCTAAATTTGTAGTTACTGTTAAAGCTTGACTTGCTGTTACATCTTTAGAAAGAACCACGCTTCCCGTTCCGTTTGGAGTTAAATTAATATTTCCATTAGTATCTGTGGAAGAAATTGTGTTTCCTGTAAAATTAATATTATCTATATCTAAATCATCAGTAAATGTAAGAGCTGTATAAACATTAGAACCCGTTCCATATAAAATTGTTGTTTTACCATTTGGAATAGTGACACTTGTTCCTGTAGGCCCAGTTGTTCTTACAGCTATACTTTGTCCACCCGTTGTTCCATTTTTTACAACATATAATTTTTCTTGGGCTGGAATATAAATATTTGCAGTTGTTGCAATAGTTCCTTGAACATCAAGAACCATATTTCTTGATTGATCTGTTTGACCATTATTTGTTGTAAGAGTGGTATCTCCAGAAATAGTTATAACTTCATAACCAGCTATTGCTTGCTCTAATAAAGTTCCCACATTTCGATTGGTGGTAGAACCCCATGTACCAGCTTGTTCCCCGGTAGCAATAAGTTCTAATCTTAAAGAATTTGAATATGTACTTGCCATTACGCTGCTATCTCCGTCCAACCTGGGGTTTGCGAATCGTCAATTACTTGCCACACATTAACAGCAGGTACTTGACCAGAAGAAATAAATCCTGTGGCACTCACTCCGGTTGGAGTAATAAGAGCTGTGCCTGTTACATTTACATCTCCAACTATACCAAAGACATTCATTCCAGAGTTATTTACTGGAATAAGTATAGATGCTTTAATTGTTACACTATTTAGTGCGGTATTTCCAATTATTTCAGCATTATAATCCATATCAAGCATGAAGCCCATGCCTGGGTGGCTTGCACAATAGACATACAGTTGTGGTGTAGAATCAGTAAGAGTAATTTCTACATAAGCTCCCGGATTACCAGCAACTCCATTAACTGTTACTCCTGTTGTATATTCCGTTCCTCCTCCGTGCGTTCCATCTGCTGTAGTAGAGAATCGTAAAGGATGAGTTCCAACAGAAGAGTCTGATAAATCAAAGCGATAGGTAAATGGAGGATGAAGACTATCAAGTGTAGTCTGCATAAAGTAGTTTAAGTAATAAACATTACCACTACCACCGTTAGCAACTGTCACATTAAATGTTTCATCGCCTCTTGGTTTAGCTATAACATTACCCGCAACAACCGTTTCTTGCCCTAAATGAGCTGTTGCAGAAACTCCAGTTACTTCAGCAGTAATCGGTAAGACCGCCTCTACTGTCCCTAACTCTGCTGTCATTAGAAGGTTAGTGTTATTAACGGGAACAAGAATACCTACAAAGACCGTTTCGTTACCTAATTCAGCATTTGCCGATACACCCGTTGGGAAGACTATGACGCCAGCTCCCGCATTAACAGTTCCAATAGCTCCAGTTGCCTGAACACCCGTAACCTCAAACACCATATCAAATTTAGTTGTAACAACTCCAAGGCTAGTTGTTCCGGCTACGCCTGTAGCGGATACAGTTACATTGACTGGCCCTCCTCCTGAAGTGGAGAAAGCGTCTTGTGCGTATGAGTCAAAACCAAATGCCATATTTTATTTTATCCTATTTTAAAAAAGAATACGAGTATCTGGTTTTCATCTCCTATTCTGATGGGGGTTCGTGACCTTCGGGATTTTCGGGATCGTAATCATCTTTATATTCTGGAGTAGGAGCTGTAGGAACAAAATCATATAAAACACTTCCTTCATCCCAAAAAGTATCTGTTTTATCTACTGGATCACCACTTCCATCCACATATTCACCTTTGTTTGCAACTAATGCGTCTAAACTTGCTCGATATGTTGTAAATTCGTCTTGATTTTTTAGTGGAGCATCAACCAATTGTGTCCAATCTAATTGAGACTTTGTACCCTGTAATAACTCTATATACTCATTAATTCTTGAAACATGGTAGTTATCAACAGAAGCGTCATGAGCAGCTTGTCTATCGGCTAACTCAGCATCGGTTTCATCCCTCCACTCTCTTTCAAATGTTGTTGGGTTTCTATCATTGATTTTACCTTTGGTTAATGTCTTTTTAGTTGGATATGCCATTTTCTCTCCTTAACTTGATACAACAGCCGTTGGTTTAATTCTGCATTTTAAAACAGCAGTCAGCCACACTTGTCTGTTGGCGTCATTTGTACTAGATCCACCTCCATTTAATCTAAATCCGCCAAATTCTCCACCCCATGTGTATTGATTAGAGTTACTCCACGTTGTGTTTTGTCGATATGGCATTTTAGCGCCAAAATACCAGTTTGGGCCATAATTAAAGCTGTTATTATAAGTATAATATCCATCATGCCATACTCTTTGATAGGCTCCAGGCGCACACTTTACGTGCAGTCTTCCACTAGCTTGTCCTATTTGGGTATTACTATTTGTTTGATACAGATAAGGGCCAGATGACCATTGATTGTATTGTCCAGACCATGAATTAGAACCAGAGCCACTAGCGGTTGTATTTCTACTCCAATTGCTATTACCTTCCCACGAATTGTTTGTTGCTCCTTGGCTGTCATAACTATCACCGATTCCATTTGGATTGCCATTATTACAACCATGAGCTGTGCCAGCTCTGTTTAAAATCATAAAATAAGCAAGAGTTCCGCCGCCCTGATCGTCATTATTATAAAAAGTAAAATCTAAATCGAGCCACCTCATATTTGCTTGAGCTAAATAATTTGATTGTATAGCAGAAGGTAAATTCCAAAGTCCTAAATTCCATCCAAAATAATCATTAGAACTGTTACTAAAATTAGAATCTCCTACAGCAGGAGTGGCATCATTGTAGGTAGAATCAACATAAACTGTTGTTACCATAGGAGTGCCAGCATCAGTTACATAAAACTCACAAGGCGTTGCTCCGGCAGCACTAAAAGTTAAATTTCCATTATTATCAAGATAACCCTCTGCGGTAGCGCTAGGGCGTGTTGAAGGGAGTGTCATATCAGCATTACCTGAAAGCGTTCCTAATTTATTTGTAGCAAGTGTCGACATTTTTTCTCCTTATGTTTTAGTAATACCCCAAAGTTGAATATTTCCCTGCCATTTATTACTGCTATTGCTATAAAATTTAAATCCATCAGCAAATTGAGTGTTGGTTCGACCGCTGTAAGGTTTTTGAACATAATAATTAGAATACATTTGATAACCGTAACTGTATTGATACCAGTCACCATTACCATTAATGTGACTCCAATTCATAGCCATATCTTGTTCACAAAAGTGTCTTAACCCGGCTCCATTGTAATACCTCATTTCACCGTAAATACCTGCTCTCCAAGGATAGGTACTTGTTTGAGTTGTAGACATATCAAATTGCGCGCTATATGTATCAGCAGAATTGCCCGTTCCTATAATACCACTTGTAGTAAATTCATAAGAACCAACACTTCCTGTGCCTCCATAAGGGCCATAACTTCTACTACTGCCATCGGTAGCTGACCAACCTGCATTATATAAATTACTATTAGAAATATTAGTGCTTCCGTTTAAAGGGGCTACATAGAGATACTGTCCTGAAGTTGAACTGTTTTGACTACCATGAAGATCAAATAGTATTTTATACATATATATATCAGAAGCGGATACAGATGATCCTGAAGATAGTTGAACATCAATCTCTGCTGCTAAAGAATCTTGCTCTACAACATTTAGACATACCCACCCTGTTTCACCAGCGCTATTTGTTAAAGTATTAAATGTTGTAACTGCTCCAGACTCCGCAGTCATCGTTCCATCCGTGTCTACCTGAACTGTTGTATTTGTAGAGGGCAAAGATGTAGGAAGTTTTAAAGGAGCTGATCCTGTTAAACTTTGTATTTTTTCTGTTCTTACCGTCATATTATATCCTATGTTTTATTTGGATTAAGGAAAGAGTATGTCCAAAACAAACCCTCATTAATGTTATTACCATTCGTATCATAAAAATCAAGTTGAGTAGCCTGATTCCATGTTTGTCCATCACTGTTCATATAAAAATCACTAAAATTCTGAGTAAAATAACAACTAGAATTACTAAAGGTTCGATCATTTCTGTATGTTATTTGAGAAATCATTCTAATCATACCTTTTCTATTTATATCTCCAGCTGCACTGTTTTGAGCAGGCGTTAAGCAATAAATATAAACTATACCACTAAGCAATCCAGCTCCTGTCCACCCAGCAGTTTTTGTAAATCCTTCATCGCTGCTTAAACTTCCAGAGGCTATGCTATAAGTATAATTCAACTTAAAGCCGTTAGAACTCGCATTGGTGTTGTTATTTACATAACTTCCATTCCCTGCATTATAAGAGTCCCGTTTTTTATAAGCTTGTTTAAAACTACTACTAAGGATAGCAGTGCCACTAGAATCTTTTAATTTAATGTTAGGATGAGAATAATCATTACCTGAATTGTTATCAAAACACACTCCGGCAAATTCTAATTTTGACCAAGCAATATTATCAACATCACTCGTATTATCAGGTGTCAAACTTAGGTTAACGGTTGAAGGTGTAGCAACAGTATTATTTACCCTTACCTTATCGCAAAATCTTTCACCAATAACAGCTGGTGTACTGCCTGAACCCATTTGATCAGTAGAAACACCGCCTGTTTTGTATTGCCAAACCCCACTGCTCGTAGATTGTAGTGTAGATTTAGAAGCGGGATAGGTAGTAGGAAGAGTAAAATCTTCACCACCTGGTGTACTTATCTTATTTGTTTTTATTAACGATGCCATAATATTACCTTTTTACTATATATTTAATTCGTTTGCAATTCTTCTCATTAAGCTACTGCCAATTCAGCTGCAGATTGTTTTAATGTTACCCAACATTCTATTCTACCACTTACTACACCAGTTATATTAGTGCCACTTAAATCATTTACATCATTCGGTAAAAACCACAATTTAATACCTTGAGCATGACCAGTTGTAACTTTATTCAGAGTATTACTATTATTGGGCTGATTCATCATAGTTCCCCATGCCTGTCCAGGTCGGTGAGAGTAAGAGCTTTGATAACTTGACCAAGTTAATTCCCAATCACAATCAGGACTCATTATGGTGTTTTGTATTCTAATATTGCCATTTAAATTTGTTCTCTGATTAGTATAGTTTGTTGAACTAAATGGATTATTTTCAATACTAGGGCCATAATAAGTAGTATTACCCCAAGAAGGTATTTGCGGATTACTATTATACCCCCAAAGTTGCACACCATAATCATTACACGCATAACTACCACCTGAATAACTATGAGTTACATCTTTTGCGCTTTGTCGACTATAGCTTTGCGTCCATGATGTGTTGTTACTGTTTCTATAATATATATATCCATAATAATTAGCGCTCGTGCTGTCTAATATAGGACTTCCACCGGCTGTGGAAAGGGGAGCGATGTAACACAACATACTATTATACGAAGCGGTAGTATCATTAGTGCTACCAAAATTAACAAATTTCAATTTCCAATGAAAACTTTCTATTTCGTTAGGACTTGCTGCTAGTGATGTGGGAATCATACATTCAAAACCATGTACTGGAGCAGCTGGAGTATAATTATTGTAATCCCAAACTTTAACCAATCTTTCTTCTGTAGGTGTGGGAGTTGCTGCTCCTCCTCCACTTGATGCGCCTTTAAGTTTTAATCCTCCAACTCCGTCTGTTACAATTTCGGTATTAGGGGCGCCATCGGCCATCGGTAATTTCCACTTAACAGAACCTCCTTCTTGTTGAAAACTATCAGAAATAATTCCGTTACCATTATTAACAAATGTTGTGCCAACGGGAGATACAGTAGCTGTAATACCATTATTTATAGTAACGGTAGCATAAGCATTAATTCCCGGAGAAAATAAAGTATCAGCAGTAACAGTTGTATCGCTTGTAAAGTCACCCGTTCTATCCATAATCGTAGATGTAGTGATATTAACAGCATATAGATCAGCACTATCTGTTACAGTTAATGTATGACCTGATGCAACTGTATAATCGGTAGAAGTAAAATAAGATTTATTAAACTGTAATGTACCTTTAAATTGTCCAGAAAGAGCTTTATCCGCTGTCAACGTGTCAGTAAATATAGCGTCTGTTTCCACAACATTATTAGGCATATCCGTATCAAAGAAAGCTGCGTTTTCAGCCGGGTATGTAGAAAATATTTCAGGAGCAGAGGCAAAATTGACTTTGTTGTTAGAATTAGAAGAAGATTTAATTTCTGCTCTAGATAAAGTCCAAGGAGTACCAGAAGTTAAAGTTCCTTTACCTACCTCAAAAGCATTATTGGAAGAATCAACAGCACAATAGAAGACCTCATCACCCGTTGCATGAACGGCTGAAAAGGCTCTAAAACCTCCATCAGCTCCAGTTCCAGATAACGAGAATGTTCCCGTGCCTGTTGTGGTAGCTTCTTCCTTGGTTCTATCATAGAATTTCAGGGCCATAAACCTACCTTTTTAAATCTAAGCTATTCTAATAATAGCGTTTGTTGCGTCAGCAGCTGGGAATTGAATTGTAAAATCTCCAGCAGAACTTGTTTTATCACTACCAAAATCTAAAACACATACAGCATTGTTTCCAGCAAGACTATAGTTGTAAATTAATGCTCCTCTAGCAGTAATAGAGCTAGAAGACCAAGTTACATCTGCAAAGTCTGTTAGGGCTGTTGTTCCAGATAGTGATGGCGTTACATTAGTTAGAGACTGACCGCCAGCTGAATAAGCTGTTCCAGTTGCCTCATTACCTGATGCGTATGCGGTTGTAGTAGCGTCTAGAGAAGCACTATTAGTATAGAGAGCCACATAATATGTGTTCCCGGTACCAGTGCTAGTCGTAGTTCCACCACCACTTCCGTTAGTAAAGTTGTGAAGACCTTGCAACAATTCTTGTTTAAAACTGCTACACATTGCTTGCGTTATTGCCATTACATTCTCCTTATTGATTCAGCTAACGAATTATGTCCTTCTTTTTCAAGAAGGTTTATTACATTAGTGCGATCACTTTGAACCGCTTGAGTCATATATATAACTAATACATGAAAAAGCTTTTCTTTGTAAGTATTAATTTGCTCTTTAATACCATCGGGCGCATCGCCACTAACATAAATTATTCTATCCATAGCTAATTTAGCTACTTCTTCTGGAGTCATTCCTCTATTTTGCGTTGTTATAACATTAACATCTCCAGTATTCATTTTTACTTCTGCTGTAAACATTTTAAGTCACCTTTTGTCTTACTATTGTTGAACGGTATTCATCTGTACGGTTACGTCCCTCTCCAAGATTTTTTACCCTAGACAGCGCTTCCATATAACGATCATTATACAGTTTTATTAAATCCGGCTCACCTTTTAAAAAGGTGTAAGCCTCAACTAATGATCCATATAATAATGCGTTTTGAGCATTAGTACCAAACCAAGATGTTCCATCTGTAGATGTAGTTATGGAAACAGGCTTGTAATAATAATGCAATTCTACTTCATATGATTGATCCGGGGTGGGTGAAAGTATAAAAGTATTTTCATCCCATAAAGAATAATATTTAGGCATTCCTCGTGTGGTGTCAGGATCGGGATCAAATGTTTGTAAAAAATTGACATCTTTGTTTAAAAGAAAATGATGTGTTCCACTAGAAACAATACTTAAACTATAGGTAGATAAAAAATCATCTGGAGTAGAAAGATATTTATTATTAGCTGTGGTATTACCCGTAGAATTTTTTCTATCTAATGGTAAATCTGATTCGCTAAATATTCTTTGTTCAGCATTTTGTATAAAATTATCTAAGTTAGCAACAAAGGTTGTTCCTGAATCTTCTACAAAATCTTGTATAGCTGTTTTTAATGTTGTGTATGTGTATGCCATTATACTACCACCGTTATACTACCTAATTGTCCATTTAAAGAATTAGTTCTAAAAGCATGACCAATTAAATCTTCTTTTGAATTAACAAACCCAGGATTTTCTGTTCTTACCACACCTTCACCAGCCTCTACATCAATACTAGGTCTTGGCTCGTATAATGCTTGTGGATCTACAGTATTTGTAGGTATTTCTAATTGTGGTTGTTTTGGATCATAACATTCAGGACATGCCTTCCAATCATTCCATTGTTTTTTTAATTGATGTAATTTATATCTTTGACCACAAATGTCACAAATAGCAATTGCAAATTTTCCAAGAGCGTAATTCATTATCTTATCATAAAGCTCCTCATGTCTGGAGCTACTCTAAAGGATGAACGAGGTTCATCTTGATCAATAGCTCTTCGCATATCATCTTCATATGCAGCTTTTAATAATTCTGTTCGTTCAGGCGCTTTTTTAACAGAAAGCATATAAGCTAACCCACTTGCTAAACATGGATAAAACCTAAAAGGCATTTGTAAAGTATTAGTTGCCGCATCAGCGTCATCCATTCTTACTAATCTATTATAAACTATTTTATCTGTACTATTATCTGGAGTAGGCCATAAATATATTTTAGGATCAATTTGTTTATCTACAAAATATTGAGTCGGTCTAGCTTTATTAGATTTATCAGGAATATTTAAAAATTCGGCACGGCTTACCATTCCTAAAGACATATCTGTGTCAGTTCCATTTTCATTTCGTCTTAAAACAGCATCCAATACATCAATTGTATCTGATCCGGGAGAAATATAATTTACCCCTTCAGTTACAGTAGTAATAGTTTGTTGAATGGTCCATTGATTAAGACCTCGGTTAGCCCAATCAGCCAAAAGTAAATTCATAGATCTTTTAGCTGTTTCTAAATCATAACCTGTTCGTAACTCTAAACCACATCTTTCATAAGCTTCCTCAATGTAGTCAGTTACATTTAATTCAAAATTTTTAGAATTACTTAATGTCATTAACTATACCTTGTTGCCTTTCTTCTATTAGACATGATTTTACCACATCCTTTATTTTTTTTTATTCTTACTGGTCCGCCTTTACTATAAAAAGATCTTCTAGTTAAAGTGCCAAATTGAGAACGACCACTAGCCATTTTCAATCATCCTATCTATTTTATTTTCTAATCTATCAAAGCGTCTTAGTAATTGATCAAGACTATCAGCATGTGATTTCTTAGACACATAATCTTCAGCAGTCTTAACTCTTAATTCATTTAAATCTTCTTGCACTTTATTCATCCTCACGAATAAGTTGGCAATGGCGTAAGTACCGGGGGCAATTAAGATGGTTAAACCAACATTCCATAGTAAGTCCATTTCCATCTTAATTTCCTATTACGTGTAGTATATTTGAGCGTTGTCAATATTCGCATCCGTAGTAACTCGCAGTCCGTCTTTTAAACGAACTCCCATGTCACCTGGAATATAAACAGAATCATTATTATTAGCGCTAACAGAATATGTTGTCTGTGTTGCCCAAGATCCATTTACTTGTGTTTGAATATTAACTGTACCTTCTCCTCCAGCGCCCGCAGAAAAATCAATCCCTTTAAAATATGCAATTGTACTTGCATAATTTACAGCAGGGTTTGCAGACTGTGGATTAATGATAGTTTCAGTAGCATTAGCTCCTAAATTTGCGACACTAACTGGTCCAGCCATTTAAGCCTCCTATGATAAATTATTGTTCTGAGCATATAGAACTGTAACAGTCGCCACACCGGCTGTTCCGTCTCCAGTTGCTCCAGTAAAGTCAGCAAGAACTTCTAAATCAGTTGTTCCAACATTAGTAGCTTCAGTATCTAAAGTTCCATGTGTTGTTCCCACTGCTTTAGTGTTTATGCCGTTTAAAAAAGCATCTGCATCTGCTGCAGTTCCTACGGAAATAGTAGCGGCTCCAGTATCATCACCAGCTGTTGTTACATTTAAGATAACATCAATAATCTGTGAATTAGCAGGTATAACTGCCATTCTTTGATTAAGTTTACTTGCACCAGTAATATCAGGAACTCCTGATTGGTTCATAGTTACATAGCCTACATCAGCAACATCAGTGCCAACTGTTGTTCCAGTAGTGTTTGAGATTGGGCCTGCTTTAATTGGCCCACTAAAAGTTGTTGTACCCATTGTTTTTCTCCTTGTCAGTTGAGTAGCCTGTCGAACACCATGTTCGTCAAAGATTCCTTATAATATAAAGATTTTGGGGAGAATGCAATAGACAAAAAAAAGGGTAGACATAATCTACCCTTTTCTCAGAAATTTAAAAAAGACTAAGCGCCTTTTGAACCATAAATTCCTCTAGGATCAGACCATCCAAAGCTGTATCTTTCTCTAGCTTTGTATCTCATGTTTCCTGTGTTGAAGTCACCTTCCATTGCTGTTCTTAATGGGCTTCTTTCAAAGTGTTTCAGACCATTAGGAGCATCGGTTAATACAAACCATGCATCCGGATCAGTTAAGAAGTGATTTACTACATATCCTTCAGGAACAGCACTTGTGTTTCTGATAGCGTTAATATCGTTATCAGCAGTACCTACTCTAAGAGTAGATTCAAGTATTCTGTCAGCAACAAATCTTAGTTGTGACGGAACAACAAGTTTTCTTCCGTTAAGAGCAACGATTAAATTTCTTTCGTCTACAAAATTACTAATATCAATTAGTGCATTTTCTAGAGAAGCTTCATTTAAATCGGCATCTGTAGTAGGTTCGTTAGCAAATGTTCCTCCATATGCTAGTGGGTGTGCAGTTGAGAAAAGCTCAACCCCGTCACCACCAGTGAAGTTATTGTTAAAACCATTGTTTAGAACATTGGCTGCCTTAACCTGTTTAGTGTGATTCATTGACCTAGCTAATGCTTTAGTATAGCGAGTTGCTAGACGATCATACAAGTTATCTTCAACAGCTTCTTCCGTTAGAGCAAATGCAAGAGCAATTGTCTCATGTGTATAACGAGAAGTGTAAGCTTCTGAAGCTGAGTCGTATTGTACGCCTGCACCTTCTGCTTTTTCCGCAGCATTACCAAATCCAACGAGCATTACTTCTTCTTCAAATGCTCTGTCAGAAGATTCTGTTTCAAAAATCTCTCGGGATTCGTCGCCATATTTAGCATATTCAAGTCCAAATAAAGCGTTGAGGCCAGGTTCTAGTTCTTTTGCGAGTTGTGCGCGTGATATAGCCATGTTAACCTCCTATGCTAGACCGTCAGTGCCACCAGAAAACACTGAATTGTTAATAGTAACGACCACGTTGGTGTTAGCAGACGCTGTGTCACTGTTATCTGGATCCTCAGAAATGCCAATGGCTTTCAAAGGAAGAGTAGCAGTGGTATTGCCTGTCGTGACGTCAAGTTCTACGTGTGAAATACCAGAGTTAACATCTCCAACTGGTGAATTATCAACAATATCAAAATTGCCGAATAAATCAGTTGTTGGGAATGTGTCATCTGCTTGTACTTCATAAACAACACTAGGATCACAAACTACAAATGCGTAAATGTCACTTGCTGCGATCGGTTGTTGATAGGTATTGGCCCAAGTCGGAGTGCCGGTGGTTGGATTTGTATATCTACAGCCGTTAAATACTCCAAGAACAGCATCGTTTTCCCCAGCAGCTTTTCTACCAATTGTACCGTTAGTGAGAGGCTCTACGAGATCTCCTTGGTATAAACTGGTATTATAGCTACTAGCTATACTATATCTGTCTTGGCCGCCTGTAAAATCACCGCCGCCGATCATTCTAATTGGACGCAAACCAAAAGGGGCATCTTTATTTGCCATGAGTTAAACTCCTTTTAATTTAGAGTTGACTAATTATTTATCAACTCTGGGTTGACCAAATGATACTTGTGTTCTTCTTTCCGGCTTTTCTTTAGGCATTAAAGGATTTGAATCCTTCATCCAGTCATTATCAACAGCTTCCATTTGCTGGTTAGATCTATCGCTATAATATTGTTGTCTCTGTTGCCTTAATTCTTCTGGGAACCGAGCTAATAGCAATCCTCCAACTCCGATAATGCCCGCGTATCTGCCTTCAGCTACCGGTAAATCAGAATCTGGATACTCATCCGCTCTTACAAGTTCATAACCTTCTTGCATTCGGCGATGGACATTAGATTTATCTTCCTGTCCTAACATTTCCGCGCGAATCCAACGATGAACAAATCCGTCTGGAGCATCCGGGGCGTGCAATTTATTAGGTGGCCGCCATTGCACTGGGCGAGTTGAAGCTTCTCTTGTTTCTTTATTCCGTGAAGATCTATCAGCTGCTTCATTAGCTGTAGTCTCATCCGTAAATTCTTGTTCTTTTTTCGGCATTTTTATCTCCTATTCCGTTCTAGTTTTACTAATTCTTTTGCGTATTCTTCTTTAGGTACACCAAGTTTATTAGCAATTTCTAACTCGGACCTTGTTAATTTAACAGATTTTTGTTTTTTTGCAACTGATCTCCCACTTGTTACTGATGCAACAGGTGATTTAGGGGTTGTACTTACAGTTTCAGTTTCTTCAACTTTACCATTTCCAACACCTCCAGCGCCTAACCAAGGTACCAGTCTGTTATCTAACTCAGCGTAGTATTCGTCAGAAGATCCATCAAAACCTTCGTTAATTAAATCCGAATGAATACCAATTGCTACACTGGTTAATTTTTTATCTTCACCAAACCATTCATTTTTATCTGACCATGTGACAGCTTTTGGATCTGGATCTGGTTGGGTTACAGGCTGAGATTGAGGTGCCTCTCTAGGAATTTCAGCAAGAGTTTTTTGCGTTTTTCTCCTTTGTTCTAAACGATTTTTATAAAGTCTAGCCCTTTCTTTTTCAATCTCAACCTGAGATATAGCACGCGATGCCGCAGCAATTCTTTTAGAATCTCCGGAATCTAAAGCTTCTTGAAGAGCAGCTTCAGCTTGATCAGACTGAGATTTAACTCTAGCTTCAAACTCTGCTCCATAACCTGCATCTGTTTGATGTAGTTTAGATTCTAAAGTTTCAGCTTTTCTTTTCATTGCTTCGGCATACTCAAGAGCAGAATTTTCTCTTTCCTCTGCTTCGCGCCTTCTACGTGTTAATTCATTAATTCTAGTTTGAGCTTTACTTTTTTTCTTTTCTAGCTCTTTTTCAGTTATTTCCTCTTCAGTTGTTTCTATAACTTCTGGAGTTTCAGAACTTTCTTCTTGTTCTGGTTTCTCTAAAGTAACAGTTTCTTCTTCTGGTAATTCGTTTTCTTCCATTATTTTCTCCTAAAAAGTTTTTACATCACTTGGTTCTAAGACAGTTGCTAAAATTTCATCGTCATTTAAAATTCTTACTTCAAAATCTTCTAGCTTAACTCTTGTCCCGGCATATCGAGCAATAAGAACCCAATCACCTTCTTTACAATAATCTCCATTTGGAAATTTATTTTTATCTTGGTAACAATCTGGACCGGTACTTAAAACATAACACACGGTAGTCGCAAGAGCTTCTTGCTCTCTTACTTTATCAGGAATAAAGATACCTCCATCACTTTTTGCTTTTCCTTGATAAGGAACAACAATAAGTCTCCATCCTGTGGGCTTGGGCAATCTTTCTTTAATATCTACATTAAGTTTTTTAGGATCTAAAAATCTATCTTCTTCTTTTACAAAAGCAGATTTATAATCAACATCATCTGTTATAGGTTTTACTTTTTCATCTGTATATTTATCGGGTACAAATAATTTTTTCTTTTTAGCCATCTTCTCCGTCCAATCTATTCATTAACGATTGGATTTCAGACTCGACAAAACCTAGTGATTGCAGTTGACCGACAATGTTTTGATAAATGTTCCAATCTTCTACAGATCCAGTTGTTATTTGATCTGATAATTCTGAAGCTCTTTCCCTTATGATCTTCAAAATAAATTGTACTAATTCAACACTGTGCATCTACTACATAAGTGGGTATTTGTATGCAAATGTCAACCAAAAAAGATTTATGTAAACCTATTTAGATTTAGTAGCTTGAACAAAACCAGCTCTAGCATACTTATCAATTTCTTTTTTCTTTTCTTTTTTCTTGGTTGTCTTAGTTTTTTTAATTTTCTTTTCTTCTGTCATAGTGACCTCCTTTATTTCTTTTTCTTTTTCTTTTTCTTCCAACCAGACTTCATGTCTGCGTATGCTTTTTTAGAGATAGTGCTGTTCTTTTTAGAACGACTTGTCCCAGCTTTTTTTCTTCTATTAATATTTTTTACTAAACTCATTTATTTCTCCTTAGTTAACATTTCCATCTTCTGCGAGCTTGCCTAATACGAGAGTTAGGATTTTTTCTTGTTTTAGCACTACTTCTTTTTAATTGACCTAATGATCTTGCGCAATAAGATTTTCTTCTTTTAGCTGCCTTACTTCCTTTTTTAACTTTTCCAGTTACTGCTGTTTTTAACTTAGAACCCGGGTTTTTCTTACGATAAGCTTTAACACCTTTTTGTGTCATCCCCGCACCTTTTTTTGTAGGACGGTAATTACCACCTTTACCAGTTGTTCTTCGTATATTTTTAGCCATTTACTTTGACATTTTTTTGAATGTTCTGGCTAATTGTGCTTGACGAACAGTTTTTTTGTCAAAATTTTCAGGATTTTTTAAAACTCTACTGGCGTAAGTTTGAACACCATAACCAGCTTTCTTTGCTTTTTTAGTAAAAGCTCCTTCTTTTAAATTAGCTTTTTGAATCCATTTTTTATCTTTTGCCATTTTAATCTCCTATTGTGCTAACGGATTATCGTTATTGCCCATCTTATCCATTCTACCTTCAAGTCTATCTAATCTTTTTTCAATACCATCTACTTGCGTTTCTAATGGCGCAATATTTACACTCTTAAATTTTCTTTTTTCAATATTATCAAGACGCAAATTAAACTGGCCCCAGGTGTAGAAACCTCCGCCTATTGCCGTGATCACCCCTACTATGGTGATGTACTGTTGAAGTTTAGGTAATAAATTTTTCATATTGTCCTCCTATTTTTTTCCTATATACAAACCAAACCATGCCGCTCCAGCACCTACAATTACAGATACAAAAGCTGATTGTGAATTAGTTGGATCGGGTAATGTCATAAACCAATCACAAGTTTTATAAAACATAATGCCATATAATGTTATTAATATTCGTGGAAAAACTCTCCACTTGTCAAAGCCTTCAGCGTTGTTATACCAAGACTTCTTTTCTACTTGTACTACTTTAACTTCTTCAGACATTTAAGACCTTACAGTTACCTGATGTTCTATACCTCTGTATCTACCTAGTTGAGAACTTACTTCATGAACTGTTACTGAAGGATAATCAAAACCTCTATATTTTTTATCCAAACCTTTTTCTTTGTGAAGTAAAGGATATTGAAAAGTTTTTAAATTTGTTTTGTATGTTCTTTCTGTCATCTAAAAAACTCCATATTTTGTGTTTGTATTAAGTTAGCTTGTTGGTCTAAGTTAGTTCCAACTAAATTATAATACCCGGCAATATTATCATCTAAAATAACATTTGCATATATTATTTTTGGTTCGTACCAGTTAGCTGCATCTGGTATATTCATTTGTTGGTAATCATTAAATCCGGCTGAATAACCCATAAAAGCTAAAAGGTTAGCTTGTCCTTGCACATTATATTCACCTGATTCGTTTTGACTTCTTTGGTTCTCTTCTTGTTGAGCTTGTATATTTTGAGAAACAATTTGTTCGGCTACTTGGTCTGCTTCCGATGCAGTCATAACAGAAGAAGTAACACTTTCTATCTGATTCTCCATAGTTGTTACTTGAACTTCGGCCATAACAACAGAAGGAGTATTGTCTACTCCAGGCATAGGCATAATTGTAATAGATTGTAAAACTGTATTAGTTTGAACCTGATTATCTGCTACTTGGTTTGAAACTGTCGGTGAATTAACATTTGCCATTGATGTATTAGAAACATTTACGGAACTTGTATTATTACCACTGTTACTGTTAGATGAAGTGTAACTTCCCCTTACAACACTAGAAACAAGATTAGAAACAAGATTTCTAGTTGTTACTATATTTCTTCTCGTAGCTCCTTTTTCTTCTTGTTCTTCTTCAACTTCTTCTGGAGTTATTTCATTAATGGTTTCGTCTAATGCCTCTTCCTCTTCTTCTATAGCTTCTTCTTCGTTAAATAACTCTTCTATAACCTCAACAAATTCTTCTTCAGAAATTTCTTCTTCCATAAACACAAGAAAATCTTCTTCCATTCTTTCTTGTACTTCTTCAAAATGTTGGATAAATTCTTCTTCTTCTATTTCGACTATTTCTAAAAAGTCGATTTCTTCCAAATCAGGCAATGGATCAAGGAACTCAATATCGTACTCGCTATCAAGATGTATAAATAATGTATCATCTTCTAAGTTTACATCTATGAACGAATCAAAGTCAATATCATCAGTGATAAAAATATCACCGTCATTATAATTAAAAGAACCCCTATCCCCAACAACTCCAAGAACAATCGTAGAGGTGTCTGCAAATTCATCCTCTCCCATATTGTATCCATAAAACATTTCATCTTCGTCATAACCAAATATTATATCCTCATCTACTCCGTATAGAAAGTTATCACTTTCAAAATCATTTGTTAAATCATACACATCACATAATTCACTAAAATCTGCATCTATTAAACACTCAGAAGAAAGGTTACTAAAAGACTCATCAATAGCTGTACTTACACTAAAATCATCTGTCTCAATAAAAGTTGTATTATTGGTGTCTTCATACCGCATATACGTCACGGCTTCGTTGTTACCTTGGATTCCGATGGTCAAATCGTGATTCTGGATACGCAGCTCATCATAGCGAAAAGAAATTTCATTAGTCGTTTCGTATAGTATAGCTTGGAAGGTACTCTTTAACCCATTACTATACTCAGAAACATTGTCCCACATAATAACAAAGTATTGATCTGTATCTGCTGTTTGTCCAAATGTTTGTATGTATGGAGATTGATTGCCACTAGACCTTCTAATATAATCAGACCATGCAGGAAAGACAGAGTAGTTAAATGAAGTAGCTGGGAGCGTTTCCGATCTGTAATTTCTTACTCTAGGCACAGAAAAATTTGACTGGAAGGTAAAGAAGCCGTTCATAGATATATTTACTTGAGAGAAGGTCTGATCATAGAAGGTGAAGTCGAAACCGATATTTTTAAGGCCTGACATCGAATCGTCTCCAAGGCTTAATCCAGTGCCGGTTCCAGTTATATCAATAATAGGATCAGAACCAATTGTGAATACAGGATCAGTCGCCCATGCAGATGTCGTTAAAAATAATAGTGTGATTAGCCTGAACATATCTTGTGCTTAGGATACTTCTTACAGAAGTCGCCTTTTCTATATGCTTTTATTTCATAACCAGTAAGTTCTTTTTTTACTTCGTCCCAGTCTGGTCTGTCTTGTGGATTTTCTTGCCATGCAATTTTTGCTTCTTCACCTATCTTACCTTTATACGGGCATGGGCTGCCAGCTTGCATCATAGATCTCCACACGCGAGCATCCTCACAAAGTAATGCAACGGCTGCGACCTTCATCCCCATATCATAGAGACCTTTGGAAAGTTTCAAGCGTTCGCAGTTTTCGTCCCGTACACTTCTCCCGGTAGATATACCAAAGAATTGTGTCTGGACTGCCGATGAGGCCCCCGAAGTACAAAGGTCCTGGGAATAAGACATAATGGATGGAGCCACCGCTGAAGGAGGCGGCGACTTAACTCTTTGTGTCACTTTTTGTGAACTTTGGCTTGTGGAATTATTTGTGTTCACATTTGTTGATGTATTTTGATTTACATTCTGGTTGCTCGTTGTGACATCAGAAGTTGATGAACTAACATTGTTATTGTTGTTAGTATTTGTCGAAACATTTGTTGAATTATTGGTATTCAAGTTGGTATTTTCTGATGTAGAGTTGTTAGTTATCAAAGAAGTGTTGTTAACATTTTGTGTTTGATTAATCGTACTCGTCACCGTTGATGTGTTCACATTTGTATTGTTCGATGTCGAATTGTTGGTCTGAGAAATTGTCGTATTGTTAGTATTAAAATTAGTATTCGTGTTTGTGCTAGTGCTTTGATTCACATTGGTATTATTATTTGTATTGGTATTATTGCTAGTAACAGTAGAAGTCGTCGTAGTCGTATTTGTTATGTTGCTGTCTTCAGCTATAACAATAGAACTAACAACTATTAGTGATAGTGCAATTACAGATAAGTCGCGCCAAAATGCTCTTGGTAACATAATAAATCATCTCCGACCTCTCTATCGTTGTTTTTCTCTTTGAACGTCTATTCTTTCTTGGGCAATTTCTGTTCTTTCGTCAATGTTTTTTTCTTGCAATCGCAATCTTTCTTTATCAACCTGAATATCAGCATCATCAGATCTTATATCATGTAGTAAACGTTGTTGAAATTCTTGCCCTTTTCGTTCTTGATCCATTTCTTTTAACTCTAACTCTTTTTGTCTTAATTGAACAAGTGGATCTATTTGTAAATCTTGTTCGACAGTTTGAGTAAATAATTCTGTCATTTCAGCAATATCAAGCGCTGCTTCTTCTTCTAATTTTTCTTGTAAAGCTTGCTGTTGCTCAGGAGGTATTTGGCCACCAGACTGTTGCATTAATTGTTGATATTCAGCACTATTTTGCAATTCTGCTAAGGCCATAGCTTTCGCTTTAAATGAGAAGTGCTGATAGATATGAGCTTGTAAAGCAGACGCTACTTGTGGATTCGTTGCAATAGTAGGTGTAGCTAATGCAGCAGTATGTGCCTTTATGTGAGCATCATGGTCTTGTGGAGCAAAAGCCTGCAATTGACCGCCTTGCAATGCCGCAGCATTTTCGAGTGCTGGATCGGTCGGTTGAGGTTGTTGAGGAGGAGGCAGGATCTGCTCCACATTCTTTACGCCTATGGCTTCGTACATTCTACGGTACGCTTCCCATAGCCCAGTAGGTCCATGAATTTGAGGATTGGATTGAACTATTTGTAGTTCAGTTTGTGCTACAGCTATACGCTGTGCCAATGAATGAATATTAGGATCGCTAACTGGAAGAATATCAACTCTGTCATCAAAGTCAGTTTGTTTTACTTCCGATTGACCATTATTTACCATGTAAGGATAAGATGGTGGTAAATAATCTCTAAACAAAACACCTAGTAGTTTAAATTCTACTTTTTGTGCATAATGTAATCTTTTATGGATAGCAGACATAACACGCGTTCCGTGTTCAAGATTTGCTAATGTTGTTCCGACTGGAGCATTCTTATCCATTTGTTGATAAGGATGATCTGCAATAGCCGCAAAATTTTTACCACTATCTTCTAAAAGTTTTAATAAATTAAACAAAGTTCCTGAAGGCTCTTTGAAAGGGAGAGGGATCAATGAATTTTGCAATGAACCTCCAGGAGCATCTACATCTCTAAATTCTCCCGGCTGCAAAGGAACATCGTCATCGCGAATACGAATACCTCTAGCTTTAAAACCAGCTGGTAAATTTGCTAATGTTCCAGCGTCAATTAATTGTCGGAGAATAGAAGTTGCTGAACGGGAAACACCACCAATAATATGCGGTAATCCAAAACCATAAAAACCTAATCCGGGTAAAAATTTATAATGAACAAAATATTGTCTTGGCTTTTTTAAAGGATCGCTTTCAGCATAATTTCTTCTAATAGATAAAACTTTACCGTTAACAGCATCAAGGGTAACTATGTAAGGAACTTTAATACCTGTTACCTCGCCATTACTAGAGTCTTCAAAACCTTCTAAATCTAATAATGTATGAACTTCATAAAGCTCAAAAACATCATTATCAAATGATGTTCTTTCTATTCCTTCTTGTTTTGCTATTTCTTCTTCAACTTCGCTAGTGCTAACATAACCACCGCTTTGTAAATCTACATCTTTATAAACACCAGATAATTGCATTTTACGAACATCGTTACCATTCATACTAAGTTGATGTGTTATGCGTGAAGCAGATACTAAGTCCGTAGTGTTATAAGGAACAATTAATTTTTCAGCATGCACAAAACGAGCGCATGGTCTTGCCATTGTTGGATCGTAATAAACTTTTTTAAAAGCTGAACCACTTAATGGAAGGTAGTAAAGGAGCTGGTCCATTTCAGGATCATATTCTTCCATTTCATAAGTGATTTGATAATTCATAAATTCTTGAACACGATCTGCTTGAGCATCTACTTCAGGATTAGAATCTCCCATAATCATTGTTCGTACTGGACCGCCTGGCGGTAATAATTCTTTATATGCCATAGCCTGAAACTTAGTAGCGCTTTCTGCTAACATAGGATGAATAACATTTGAGGCACCCTCAAATGGTTCTGACCTTTCTGAATCTAAAGTTCCAAGTAATTTAATACCTTTTTCATAAGCCTCTTCCCAACCTTTTCGTGAAGATTTATCTTCTTCTATACCACCTAACAAATCATTAGATATATTTTGAAGTTGGTCTTCTTCCATATAATCAGCTAAATTAGCATCAAATGGAACTGTGTTCATTTCCTGAATAACTTCTTCTTGACCAAACTCTATACCACCATCCTCAGTTTCAAAAGAACCTGATTCAATAACTTCTAAAAGGTCTGTAGGTACTTGCCCATTAGCTGGAAGTTGCTCTATTTCTAAAGCGGTTTCTTCTTCTCCACCGGGGCCAAAAGGTCTCTCTGTTGAAGCCATTAATTAATCTCCGATTTTTTTACTGCTTCATATCGAACATTTTGCAGTAAAAGTATTGTCGATAAAGCCGACATATTATAATCCCCATGATCTTTACAATCTAAGGGTGATAAACACTTACATCTATCTTTTACATTATTAAAACAAATAACTCTAGATACAACTTCTTCTAAAGTTATTTTATCTTTATCTAAAAAATCTTCAATGTCCATTTTCTAGAATACTCCAGAAAATTTACCACCTCTAGTTGCAGCTCCCATACCTCTCATGGTACTTTTACCACCAGCAGATTTTGGTTGCTTAACTGTTTTTTCTTCTGTGTAGACAGATCCACCTTCAGAAAACTTTCTTCCGGATCCTTTAGTCATATCTTCAATATAACTAGCTCGGTCGTAAGTAAAATCTCTATTAGCAGCTTTTGAATCTCTATCATATTCTCTAGCGATTCTTCTTCTGTCAGCATCAGATACTAATCTTGAACCTTCGTCCAAAAGATCTTCAACAGAACCACCACCAGCATAACCCGTAATCATTGGCTTACCAGTTTTGTCTGCTTCAGCTCTTGCTTTTTCGTATCCTTCTTCATTATAAGAAAAATGTTTTTTTCCGACTCTTGGCATTTTATACTCCTTTACTTAATAATAAATGCGTTGTGATGGAGGTGATTCCTCATCCATTTCATCTTCCGGATAACGAACAAAACCTCCTTCTCTAAAGCGTAATATAGCCTGAGTTGTTGAATCTACCAAGTCATCATGATCACCATTCGGAAAAGATGCACATTCCTCGACTAATTCATCAGCCCAGTCTGTATCTGGATGCCAAACAAGACCAGACTCAAACATTGGAGCAGAGGCATTAGCCCTTGCAACTTTGTCTTGTCCTGATCTTCTACCACCTGGAGTAAAGTTAACAACGGGTATTCCCATATTCCTTAGCTCTTGTGTTAAAGGCAAACCAGACGCCTTAGCTTCAATTAACACCATATCAGGATCATAGTCAATATAATGCTCATGCGCTTTGCGTTTTAATGTAGGAAATTCCCATCGTCCTTTCTCACTGTTTAATAATATTATATTAGGACCATCATCTTCTGTAGGATAAAAAACACCCCATGTCGTAATTGCACTGTAATCAGCACGCTCAGATTTTAGAAATGCAGTATCATAAGATTGAATAATATATTCACAATGAGGAGGATCTTCTTTTTCCCAAACTTTCCACCATTCTCTTTTTAAGATAGATGCCTCTTCACTTGTTGGTTGTTGTAACCACTGTGCTGACCATTTGGACACTGGTAAAGAAGCTTTAACACCTTCTAGTTCATCGCGTGTCCAGAATCCAGGCCATAACACTTTATCATCTTCAAAGATAGCCGGGAACTCTATAACTTCCCATTGATCTGCTCCTTTTCGTGATTGCATTTTTAAAACTTCAGCTGTCAAATCTTTTGTTGACCAGCGCGTCATAACAATAACAATAGATCCTCCGGGTTGTAATCTTTGTCGTGGACCAGAAGTATACCATTCATAACATGCTTCAAACGAAGTAGAACTTAATGCATCTTGCTCAGAATGCGGATCATCAATAACAAGTAAGTCCGCGCCCCGTCCCGTGATCGCGGCTCCAACACCCGCAGCGAAATACTCTCCGCCGTCTACGGTATTCCATCGACCAGCTGCTTGACTCTCTGGAGATATTTTTACTTCAGGAAAAACTTCACGAAATTGTGGACTATGCACGAGAGCTTTACATTTACGACCAAAGCCTGTGGCAAGTTCCGTTGTATGTGTCGCTTGAATAATTTTTAATTTAGGATTTCTTCCCATCATCCATGCCGGGAAATACACACTAGCAAATTCGGATTTAGTGTGTCGGGGTGGCATATTCACAATAAGTCTTTTGGACTTACCTTGAGAAACTTTTTCTAACTGTTTAGCAAATATTTTATGATGTTCACCCTCAATAAAATCAGGCCACATATGTTTAACAAAAGGAATAAAAGTATCTTGCTTTTGTCTTCTGTCTTCTAACTGATTAAGTTTCTTTTTAAGTTTCAGAGCGCGGCGAGCTTCCTCGCCAGAAAGCCCCTCCGCTAGTTTGCCCCAATCGGGTTGAGACATCACTCCGTTAACCTTGTATTACGAATACTGCTACTACTAATCCGATTACTAAAATAGGAACTAACCATTTATTATTAAAAGGTTGTTTCTCGGATACATAAGCTTCATTACCAGGAGTAGATGGATCATCGGCTACAAATCTGCCTTTAGATGTCCTAGCTCTTTTTCTCGCTGGTGCTTTTTTCGTAGTTTTTTTTGTTTTAGCTTTTGCCATTCATTGCCTCTCTAATTTTGCGCATTCCACGTTGGCCAAACCAAAATGAAATGACGGTTGAAAATAAAATTTTTGTCTCCTCGTCCCAGCTACTTAATATAGCTTGAGATACATCTTCTCCTTCTTGAACCGCGACATAGACAGCCAATCCTTTAATTGTCGCAAATAAAATAAAGAAGAAGTATGTTACTACAGGACGAACGGACGCCTGTAAAGCAGAAATAAAAGAAGATTTATTACTTCGTGCTATTTCCGCTGCATGTTTATAAAGATTTTCGGATTCCGATACATCAGCTTGTGCATCTAATTCATCAATTTTTAACTTACTGAGAACTTCTGCGTGCTTGGCTTTCGCATCGAGAAGCCTTAACTCGTGCTTATTTTTCTGCCCTTGCTCGAAGAATCCCAAGAGGGTGGGGAGAAAAGAAGTTCCGAAGCCGAGCAAACTGCCGAAAAGTGATAGCATAATTAACTCTAGTTAGATTTATTTTTTTCGATTATAAATAATGCTAAACTTCCAGCTATTATTGTTAATAAACCTAAAGCAACATTGCCTAAGATTACCATTAACAAACCAATAACTCCGATACCAATACCAGCCCATGTAACAGGTGAAGTGATATCAACTCTGGAAGGAATAGAAAGAATAAAATCTTTCACTACTTTTAATAATTCCATCATACTCTCCTAATTTGTTTGTTTGTCTTTTGTTTTAATATGAATATCTACTTCTTGTGTTTCAGGAATATTAGCTGTTACAGAAATATTACTTGAAGAACAGGAAATGCAAAACATACTTACAACAAAAACGATCATCATATTTTTCATCATTGTCTCCTTAAAATGGCATTCTTATATTGCTAACTATACCGCTTATGTAATCTTGTGCAGCAGTTTTGTCAGCTTGATTTGTAAATGGACTGTTAGCAACAGATAAAGCATCACCCATATCCACAACCATATTACCAGTATCAAATGTGGTTGGTGAAACGGTTTCTGTTACATTTACACTATCTTTTTCAACAACAGGTGAACCACCTAAACCTCCGCCCGTAGCGGTAGAAATATTATCTGTAATAGTATCAGTAAGAGATAAAGTTGTCGGTGTTGGCGGTAATCGCCGTATTGGCTCTTTTGGCTCTGCATGTGGTTGAATGTCTGGCTCATATACTTCTTGAGGATTTACCAACCGCATTGGATCTCCATGTATTCGTGGGGTAGAGTGTCTGCCCGGATACATCGAATTAGTCGCACTATCTAAAAAAGTAGAATAACCAGTGGCTGGCGTGTAAAGTTTTGCTTCACCTTCTATGCCAGAGCCTACAATTTTTTCTCCTAATCTTTCGCCATTATAATCAAAATAATAACGTGTATA